ATCTGGGTGTAGCTCCTCTGCTTTTTTCTTTGCCTTCATCCAGTGCGCGTTAAAGCTGTCGCGTGTGAATCGCGATCCTGATGGTTGGTGTAGCACGTATATGCTGGACATTCCTGACTTTAGCGGGAGGGATTCGGCGATTTTTATTGCCGCCGACAACCGATCAGACCACGCCTTTACTTGAGCCACGCTGGTTTTACTTTGCTGAATTAGTATCCCTTGGTCTAACAGGTTTCCTTTCCGTAACTCAAGAATGTCAGCTTGTCGAGCGCAACATAGATACGCTAATTCCATTGCTGCTTTTACGAGATCGGGAGCTGTGTGGTACAGTGCGTTATACTCATTATCTGTAATATAACGAGTGCGTGCCGTTTCTTTGAATTGTTTAACCCCTTTGCATGGGTTCATTTTTACTTTCCCCCGCTCGTACCCCCATCTGAAAACACGCGACATGAATGTCTTTTCTCTGTTTGCCTGAACGCGGCTTTTCCCGCCTCGCTTATCCATGTATTTCCGAACATGCTCAGGCATAATATCGTCTGGCTCAATCTCACCGAAAACCGCCAATAACTTTTGAGCGTATTTTTTATAATCCTTCTGTGTTTCTTTCGCTAATTCACAAAAATCGCCAGATACTAAAAACTCATCAATCAGGTGCTTAAACGTTACTTTGTCTTTTTGCTCTGTGATAAATAGCTCATACGCTGACCACACCTGAGCGGGTGTTAAACTTGCATCACACAGCCGTATAGTCCTGCCGTCTGTTGCTCGGAACTCATAAGCTGAACGTCCTCTGCGTACGCGCGGAGGCATCCAGTTGTCGTTAGGATTCTTTCTTCTTCTTGCCATTTAAATTGCGTCAAAATTTGGTTGAGGTTTTTGCTTTATCACGGGTGCTCTAATTCCATTTAGCGCAGCATTTACATGCGTCCATGTTACGCGCGGTCGACCATCCCTACGGGTAACAAAAGAAATACCGGAGCGGGTTAGGGCGGCGCACTGTTTTGACGGGTAGCGATACCCAGTCAACTCAATTAGCTCGTCATTCGTCAGCAGGTCATTCATGGCTGCTCCAGAGAGCCAATATAAATCAGTGGCTCGTTGATAATTTATTTCTCAGAATCAGTTTTCGCGGGGGAGGTGGGAACCTCCCCCTACAGCAAATGTCATTCAGAACGGAATATCGTCATCGAAATCCATCGTCGAACCCTGCGCTGCGGCTTGTTGCAGACGAGAGTTTGGGATGCTGTTTTGCGGATCCTGCGCGTACGGATTTGAGCGACTTCCACCATGCGGGGGCGGTGATTGTCGATTATCATGGGCGCGTTCATCCTTATCTTTCACTGAAGTTTCCAGATTCGCGATCACTTCAGCTGGCGCGTTCTCGGCATATTCCGCGTATGTCCGGCGTGTTCCGGGCTGGAACACATGGCGCACTTCGAACTTATACCCGTCTGATGAATCCTGTTTCGTGTACAGAACCTTCTGCAAAAACAATCCTACTTTTTTCCCTTCCAATGCAGGGCAGTGCCATTCAAACCCTTCAGGTGTTGTCACTTGCAGTGGTTGCGCCTGCTTGACTTGAGCAACCCACAGAAGAGCTGAAACCAAGCCCATTCCAAATGTTTGGCCACCATCTTTTCCGATAAAATTAATGCGCAAATAGTTTGCTTTGGATCCGTTAGAGTCGAACGAGAGTTCAAGCGCCTGCGACTTACTCCCGTCACGGCCAAACGTGTAGATTGCAGACGTTATGACGCCTTCATATGCACCCGTGTCACTGATACCGCCGGATGCTCCCGCCTTTTTAGCCATTTCCGCCGCTTCGGTATTCCAGGTGAAACTCATTGGCTGATTCATTTTGTGGTCCTTATAATTCGGTCATAAATTCGGTGATAGCCACATCGACCGCTTTCAGGTCGTTATCCATTTCCGTTTTATCTGGGAACATGTCAGGTGGCGCTTTGGCGGTGTCGTTGTCATCGCCTTTTATCAGAAATACGTGCTTGCCATCTTTTTTGATGGCTCTCAGGACGATTGAGAAATACCCCTCAGGCGTAAGCTTTTCATTGAGCATTTTCCCTGTGGTTTTCATCCTGATTTTCCCTTCGCTCTCTTCTGTGTGAGCCAGAAAGTAAACACGAAAGTCATCGGGTAATTGCGTCGCCGCAGTAATGATTCGCCAGACGTGATCCGCCATTTCAGTGAACTTTGCATATCCCGTCTGATAGGCCCGGTTCATGTTTTCGTGTTGCATGACCACTTGAAAATCATCAATGATCAGCACGCGGCGTGTCGGTGACTTCACCATGCGATAAATCGTATCCAGCACAATTTCCCACTCATCAGCGCGCAGAACATTTCCGCGCTGTTTCGTGCCATCGGGCAACACCTTGCCGTGCAGTTTCCATCCTGCAGATTTGAACGGCAGCATCTTTGGTATGCACTGGAGCAGCATTACTTCGTCTGGATTGAAGTTACGCAGGCTATAAGATTTTCCCGCACCCGAATCACCCAGGATCAAGACTGGCGTACCCATCAAATACCTCCGCTCAACCAATGCTTGGCGGTGTGCTTGATGTCTTCATCCATGTCACTACCAATCAACCACCGGAGGTAGCCCGGATCCTCTTTCGAGAGTTCTGCAAAGGTTTTCCCTTTGTGCTTACCGAAGCGCATCGCATGAAGAAGGGAAGGGCTATTTGTGATTTCCCGCATTTCCCGCATAGTCCACTGAGCAGCTCTACCCATATAAATCAACAGCTCTGCTGTGACGTAGCAGTCGTATAGTGCACGGTGCGCATACAGACCCTCAGGGACTTCTGGTTTAAGGCCAAGACTGTAACGTAGGTACTGGTTGCTGTGGCTCGTATGCTCGGGAAACAATTTGCGCGCTAGCTTCATCGTGCAAATCCATGGCGAATCGATCTGGGGTAGTTTCGATTTATCGAATGCTGCGTTGTGCGCAACATATGCATCCGCACCCAGATATTTACCAATCACTTCTGAAATTAGCGGAGCGCCGGCAACCATATCTTCAGTGATGTGATGTATTGCCATCGCTTCAAAGCCAATAGCTTCTGGCGGGCGAACCAGATCGCTCATCGGGTTGCAGATAACTCCGTCAACGATATCCACACTTGCGATTTCGACAATGCCACCTTCAAAACTGGTGGTTTCAGTATCAATTACTCGTAACATGATTTTTCTCCATCGGTAACGGTGTCGCAAACTGCGTCATGCTCTGCGAGATGATGCGCGATAAGCTCAAGGTCATTGGGCGATAATTCGCTGTTCAGGCATATCAAAGCGATGCACTGAAGCGCCGTTTCTCGATTCAATTGATGAGTTAACATGCACGTCTCCGGTATGGTGCGCGTGCCTTCAGGTGGTCCTGATAGCAGGGCTTATCTTTGCAAAAGCACATTTGAGATACGCCCATGTATCCTTTTACTGGGTACATTTTCAGATCTGCGATTTCGCGCAGAGCCAGGCACTGGTCGCAATGCTTTTTCATTACGCCTCTTCTCCAGTGAACGCAGCCCCGATAGATGCAAGAACACGTTCAAGTCGAGCCACCCGAATATGCAGTAAAGCGATAGGATCGTTATCGGGTTCTACAAATTCGCTTTGTTGCGTCTGCACCGATTGGTTTGCAATCGTTCCTGCATCAGGGCTTTCATTTTCCGGTACCTGAGGGCTAGTTTTGATTTGCTGGTTGCCAGCCGTTTCCATCTGCACATTGTCCACCCCATCATTTTCCGGTTTTTCTCCCTCATTTGAGGGGATTTCACTACTGGGTTGATTTACTTCATTCAGCGTCTTCGTGGCGGATTGCTGGCGCGCCATATCAACGATGGATAGCGGCTGTGTTTGTTTGAGGGGCTGGCTTTCATTCACTAAGCCGTCAACAGAGAACATACCTTTGCCCACGTTTTTGATTTCTGGCTGGGAGTCGGTATTGGTTGGTTCTGATAGTGCCTCTTCTGCACCCGCCCAAACCTTTTCGACGTTTTCTGGTGTTGCAGGATCGGTAGGTGTGTGACGTGCCAGCGCCAGCAGTTCTGGTGTCGGCGTCGTGTAATATTCAGCCGTCAACGTTGAATTAATATATCGCTGGAGACTGTCAGGGAAGTGGGTTACATCCTGATTGGCCTTGCGGATTAGGGCGCCTATCCCTGCTTTGAATACACCCAAAACACCCGGCATCGATCGCAATGCAAGACTCCATGTTTTAAATGGCTGCTCTTTATTTGCGACAATCTCTTTGGCTCGGCGATAAACAGGACCAGGAATATTGTAGATATCAAAATCAAATGGTGTCGTGAACAGCGCAATTTCGATATCAAGAGTGTCTAAGGTGTGGGTGTAACCGCGATCAGTGTTACCACCATCACCGGCAATAACACCAGACTCAGTGCGCTGTACGCCAGATTTCTTCGCCCATTTGGCGGTTACTTCGTGACGATATGGACCCGAACGCTCGAGCGTAGAATCCTCGTTACGTGCGTTTAGCCATTCTTTCGAAAATGAAACGATGTCGCCAACTGTCGGCGCTTTACCGTCCGGCACCCATACTGATTTGATGGAGTCAACCAGGCCGAACAGTGCTTCAGGGAAGCAGTGTTGCGCCTGCAACAGTTCTTTAGCGTTGTTCAGCGCCAGTAGCAGATTCTGAACATAAGTCGCGTCCATGTCGTGTTGCAGCGTAGAAATATCGGTCTGCTGTCCAGCAAACAATTTAGTGAATGATCCGAACAGCCAGCCGCCGAGAACGCGCTGAGCGAATGAGGCTTGCTCAATAGTGATTGTGCCGTCAGTTGCTGGCGCATCAGCTAATTGAGTCGATGTGGTTTGCCCTGTGATAGCTGCGTGCTCATCCTGAATGCTGGTGGACGCCGCCTCTGGTTTGGGGATTTGACGCCACGATTTACCGTCATCATTCAGTTCGTAGCGATCGCACCATTTATCATCCAGAACGCCTTCTTCTGGCAGGTCGTCAACGACGAACCAATCAGTACGAAGCGGCAAATTATAATCACCGCCGCGGCCTGTTGGGATTTCTTCGTCTTCCAGAATGTTCATGATTTCACGCTCTGCGCGTGAGTCGGATTTAGCAGATAACCAGCAGAACAGACTCTTCTTGTCTGATTTTGCCTTTGCTTTGATGAGAAACGCGTAGGTGTTCATTGCGTTGTAGCTCCTTAGGGTTGTAGAATCCCCTGAGCCAGTGATTGCGCCCTGTGGGGAGTGGTTATTGGTCAAAACTCGATTCCAACGCTCTTTGGTCGGAGCGTTGGCGTACTAACCCGCTTCGGCGGGTTTTTGCGTTTCAAGCTGCGAGCAGCTTTCCCCTGGTGCCAGCAATCCGCTAGCTAATGATTATTGGTCAGAACTCGATTACTTCGTTGCTGGCTGTTGGCCGTCAGCCCTGATAATTCCCTCGACTGGCCAGCATTCACCGTTAACACGCTGCTCGTACATGTCTGTGACACAATCCTGATTCGTGTCGTAAACACCCAGCACGGCTTCGTGACATTCGCCAGTCGTTGTACAGATGACGAGAACCAGCGCGAATAGTGTTTCCGTCATAGACCTGATTCCATCTTCAAGTTGTCAGCTTGTAGCCATTCATAAGTGAAGGATTCGATGGTTACCTGCTGTTTGTCTGCGTCACAAACAACCTCATCACCCTGAATTTCGTAGATACATTGAAGATCTGTAACCTTCACATCCTGATATTTCTTAACCATTGGTTATTTCCTCTGCTTACCTCACCCATGAAATACGGCGACAATCACCGCTATAAATCCCGCCATAAACATCACGGCTACTGCGTACAAACCGATAATGGCACCCAGCGTTTTAAAGAATGTGCTGTTATCCATAATCACCTTTGCCGTTGTCGCCCGGCTGGCGGAACGTTGAAACCTGCTGCGCTATTGCTTAAATCTCAGCAACTGCCGTCTGTTCTTATGCCTCGGCTGGCTACTTAGCCCTTCCGTATTACTGAGTAACTCGGGGTATTGCTCAGTAGGTTGTACGTTGGAGCGTTGCTGCGTTGTGTGCTTATAGTATTATCGATTAAATCGTAATGTGTCAATTAAATTTGATAATTGGATTTGTAGTAATGCTTTTCTATCGATAGATTCTTTCGGTGAGGGCGGTGTTAAAAAGGAGGGTGATTACGAGGAAATAAAAAACCCGCCGAAGCGGGTTGTGGGTAAAGAATTATTACAGAGAGCCTGGAGGGTCTATCTTTCGCCTTTTGAGGTATTCAGCCATGACATTATCAAGTTCTTTCAATCTGTCCTCCATGTAACCAACGAACCGCTCCTGATCTTCTGTTGGCAACTGGCAGAATACATGCAAGAGATGAGACACATCTCTGTCCGCTGAGCTGTAGTTGCCCTGTCTATTAGTTAACTGCATCGATAACTCGTCGCCGGCATCCATGAAAAACCAATAGAGTGGCTTGCCTGTGGCCTGCGGCAATTGTTCGAGAATTTCTTTTCTCGGCAAAATGCCAGCCTGGCACCAGCCACTTACAGATTGCGGCGTTGCGCCAACCCGTCTCCCAAGCTCGGACTGAGATATCCCCATTTCGTCCAGTGCTTGCTGTAAACGCTCTCCGAAGTTCATTAACCAGCCTCTGCGCACATTTGTGCATAAGTATACAGATTTTTTCTACAGCAAGAATTATCGAAATAATTTGACACTATCGATTTAATTTGAATAATTAGATCATCTTCAATCAACGAGAGAGATGTATGAAATTATCCACCCAACGAAAACTACTGTCTGTGTGCAGCCAAGCTGAACTGGGTCGCCGACTTAATCGCCGGGCTCAGACGGTTAACGGCTGGTTTAAAAAAAAGGTTCCAGGGGAGTTGGTAGTTAAGGTGGCTCGCGCCATTGACTGGAAAGTAACCCCCCACGAACTACGCCCAGACCTTTACCCAAACCCGACAGACGGCTTACCAACGGAACGGAAATAACCATGCACTCGCAAACTTATCAGGATGATAACTACGCCCAATCGGGATTTCTGAAATCCAGAAATCAATTTCGGCAGTCTGTATCAGCTCATGCTGCTGTTCGTGACGCTGTGGATGCGTGGCAGAAAACGCTGCCGGGTAAAGCGCAGGAAACAATCGCTCAGCTGGTGGTTGACGAGTGGAAACGCCGTGGCGGTCGCGGTCTGCAACTGGGCGACTCAACGCGGAACAACAAGCAGAACCTTTTCCGCTGGCTGGATAACCCATTTAACTCGAAACGCTATGCAGGATACATCGAGCAGTTAGCGCCGGTAATTGCAGACGTAATGCCGCTGGAGATTGCGCGCCAGTACGGATTGAAGAAGGGCAAGACAAAAGCGGAGCTGGTGGCCACTGCGTCGCGTGAATGCTCAGAAGCAAAGCAGGCTGCATTACTGGGCGAACCGCTGCGTGAACTGGAACAAAAAATAAGGGAAGGGGTTATGTCGCTGATTCAGCTCGCGCCGCCTGACCGTTGGGCAGCAGTTCTTGACAGCACCGTGACGATGTTCAACGGGATTTTCTAATCGAGTTTTGACCAATGAATCATTTGCAGTTTATCGAAAAACACGTTCGCGAGGATTTGCTTAAAAAGGGCTACACACCCGGTATCGCTCAGGGGGGGGTAGCCAAGGCGCTGGAGTATTACCGCCGCGTCTCTCAATCCAGCGGCAAGGGCAAGATGATTGACGATTGCCTGCGTGAGGGGCGGTTGTGGGCTGAGAAATACAGCACGAAGCAGCCAAAAGCACGAACAACGAAGTAGCGAGTTTTGACCAATAAACATCACTAAGGAGCCCAGCGATGAAAGAGCGCGGGATAATTTTTAACGGCGAGATGGTTCGGGCCACTCTTGACGGTCTCAAGACGCAGACGCGGCGAGTTGTCAGGCATCAGCCAGATGAAGACGGCTTGGCTCGACTGAGTGGCGGGCCATGGATGGATACCAGCGAGAAGGTTTATCGCTGCCCATACGGAGAGGTTGGCGATCGGTTATGGGTGCGCGAGGCATCCGGCCTTCAAATCCGGCGTGATGCATTGGGCGGAACCGGTGAGTTTCGCGTGTATCGCGCCAGTAATCCTGATGCCATCAGGTACAAAACAGCAAGCGGGGAAATCGCTCCGATAAAATGGGTTCCATCAATCCACATGCCCCGTTACGCCAGTCGTATCACGCTGGAAATCACCGATGTGCGCGTGGAACGGCTGAACAGTATCAGTGAAGAGGATGCCCAGGCCGAGGGCGTTGAGTCACTACATGGCGGATATTGGCGGCATTACCAGCCTGAATGGACTCAGCACCAACTGAGTGCAAAAGGTTCGTTCGCTACACTCTGGAAATCCATCTACGGCGCTGAAAGCTGGAATGAAAATCCATGGGTATGGGCTGTCAGCTTTAAGCGTATCGAGGGGGCCTAATGGCTTACGAATGGATCAAGGTTGAGGTCATTACGCCCGACAAGCCGGAGATTTATCAACTGGCCGAAATATTGAGCATCGACCCTGATTCAGTGCTGGGAAAACTGATCCGCCTGTGGTCGTGGGCTGACCAACAAACGATAGACGGTAACGCAAATGGTAACGCTACGAGCGTTACAAAAAACGCTATCGATCGCATTACTTTTTTCCCCGGCTTTGCTGACGCACTACTTCAAGTTGGTTGGCTAAAGACTGAGGGTAACACTCTGATGTTTCCCAACTTCGAAAGGCACAACGGTAAATCCTCTAAAAAACGGACACTTAGCAATAGGCGCGTTACAGAACACCGCAAAAAACCGTCAAACGGTAACGCAAATAGTAACGCAGAGAGCGTTACGTCAGCGTTTCAAAAATCGTTACCAGAAGAAGAATTAGAAGAAGAAGTAAAAGATAAACCCCCTATCTCTAGCGGCGGTGAAAATTTTCACGATGGTGATTTTCAGGAGAACGCACCACCGAGCCAACAGGACGGTCTTGATATCCCGATCGGCAAATTCACGCTGTACGACGGCTGGGTGCCGTCTACCGATTTTCAAAAGCGCGCTGCACTGTGGGGCAGGGTGATCGTCGGTCCACCACCAGGTTACACACAACAGGAACTGGCCTCGTTTACGTCGTACTGGGTAGCTGAGGGAAAAGTATTTAACCACGTTCAGTGGGAACAAAAGTTTGCTGACAGCGTGCTGTATGAGCGCCGCCAGCAGTCAATCAGACAACCAATCGGAGCAAGTCATGCAGAAAAATCAAACGCTGGCGAATCTCAAACCGTCAGGGAAATCCGCGCAGCTCGAGCAGCATGGGAGCAGCAGCAGGGTGTGGACTCTGTGGGAAACCATGGGGGGAATATATTCGAATCGGTGGACGAGTAAGAACGGGCTGACGCCTACAGCCCTTTGGATGGCGCAAGTTGGCGCCCTGAGTGATCAGGAGCTGGCGAGGATATGCAGTCTGTGTGCCGAACGCTGTGCCGCGGGAAATACGTGGCCGCCAGACCTGGCCGAATTCATGTCGCTGGCTGCCGAATGCGGAGCTAACCCGTTCGGGCTCAACATCGCTGACGTGATGGCCGAGTACAAGCGCTGGCGCAACGAGTCGTATCGCTATTCGAGCAGCACCGAATTCCCCTGGCGCCAGCCGGTTTTGTATCACATTTGCATTGAGATGCGACGTGTCGGTACTGAACGCCGCATGACGACGGGAGAACTGGAACGGTTAGCGGATCGTTTGCTCGCGAAGTGGGTGAAAAAAATTAGCCATGGAATGAGCGTTCCACCCGTCCGCCGTCAGATTGCATCGCCAACACATCCAGGTGGGCCAACACCCGCACAGCAAATGCACGAAGAGTACCTGCGCCGTAAGGCTGCGGGGCAGATTTAACCAAATCGAGATTTGACCAATGAAAACTAAGATGACAACACAGCAACGCGTGCTGCGCTACGTTCGCCGCAACGAAGGATTAACGCGGACAGAGATTGCCCGCGGTTTAGATATAACCCGCCGCGAGGCCAGCTCCGCTCTCGGAACGCTGAGAGAAAATAATCAAGTGATCGCAGTCGGTACGCCGGGCAAATACCGGTTCCACCTGTTTCGTGAAATTCATCCTGGCTTTGGCGTTCACCCCGCACAGGCTCGTTTTACTCAACTGCTGGCAGGAGTACGCGCATGAAACCTGAAATGTCTACAGCGGTGATGATTGAGCGGCTCCGTGCGTTGATACCGGATAGTCAAGACGGCTCGTTGTTAAACCAGGTAGCTAACCGCATCGAGTTACTGCTGGAAGCAGAATCCGGCATGTCACGCGAAATGGCCTGCATTCGCCATGCGCTGGATATCCCTCCCGATCAATCAGTTCAGTCCGGCGTTGTTGACGCGTTCGTGCGGCTGAATGGCGAAATTCTTGAGCTGCGTAATCGTCTAGTCGCTTATGACAGGGCGGCGAAAGATCCGGTGTATCAGTATCAATCAGGCATCTGTAACGATGAAAATGGAGAGACAGACTGGTACTGGGATGATTGCGATAAAGGTTTTTATGATCAGTATGTAGCAGACAGGCGAAGAATCCTTTACGCAGCACCACCCCTGCCTGTAGTGCCTGATGAACTAACATATCAGGGGGCCAAAGAGCTGTTTAATTACCTGATGACAGAAGAAGAGACCAACGCCACGGTTAACGGATTTAACGCTTGCCGTTACGAAATGCTCCAGTTGTCCGGCAACCCTGTTTGGAGCGGCATTGATTGGGCTAAAGGATGTGAGCCAACTAAATCGGTACCGGAGGGCTGGGCGCTGGTGCCAATTGATGCAACACGTAAGATGATCGACGCAGCAATAGCGGTGGATGAAGACGGTTATGACGCCATGCACAAAGCCATGATTGCCGCCGCTCCGCAGTTAGAGCGTAAGGACGGTGACGCATGAGCAAATCACTAAACGCACGATGCATACGCCGTTGGAAGGTTCGCTTTAAGCCTCTCTGCGACTCAAAAGTTAGCCCTTGGTGGCGCAAGAGGGATCTGCGCGGATACATCCGTAATGCTGCCTTAACGACAGCTGATTGCATGGTTTACAGCCTCGCAGAGCATAATGCCAAATTGGATTTTAACGGTTCATCGTTCGGCTGGTCGCCGGAGTTCTCCGACTGGTTCAATTCTCGCCGGGATGAGTACACCAAGGCGGCGAGAGATTATCTCAACGAAAACGCCAGCAATGATGACGTTGACGAGGAAATCGAGAGCGAATTGGAGTGCTGGAATGACTGACGTAACGATTTTAGATATGTGCTGCGGCAGTCGCATGTTCTGGCATGACAAAAGCGATCTGCGCGCTGTGTTTGTTGATAACCGGAGCGAACAGCACACGCTATGTGATGGCCGTAGCCTGGTTATTTCGCCAGACATCATTGCCGATTTCCGCCAGCTCCCTTTCGCTGATGATTCTTTCCCTGTCGTTGTATTCGATCCCCCGCATTTGGAGCGTGCGGGGCCGGAAGGCTGGATGCGTAAAAAATACGGTGTATTGAATCCACTGACATGGCGCGATGATTTGCGCGCTGGGTTTAGCGAAGCGTTTCGCGTTCTGCGACCTGCTGGCGTGCTGGTATTCAAATGGAACGAAACGCAGATCCCTGTCAGTGAAATATTACCTCTGACCGAAAAAAAACCAGTTATCACCCAGCGAGTGGGGAAAGGGGATAAGACTCATTGGATGATTTTTATCAAATCGGGACGGGTTCAGGATAATGATTCCCATCTGCTGAATTATGCCACCAGCCGGATCATTGAATTGGAAGCTATGTTGCTGGTGGACGTTCTGTAATAAAAAAGGGAGACCTATGTCTCCCTTGCAAGCCGCCTGAAAAAAGTTACTATTTTTTTTCAGGGACATAAAAGTGGAACATGCCACCGTTTTTTTTGTAAATCCGTTTACCATTTTTGGTAATGTATGGTGTAAATACTTCAACCATACCGTCTGGCACTGAGTCGTTCAGATTATGAGTCATACAATGTTACCTTTTGAGTTTCGCTGTTGACAAAACCCCTCGTAAGCGTATACTCACAACCGCCAAGTTTTTCGTATTCGCTTACGATAGAGGAAGCCAGCGACAGCGGTTCGCTGGCTTTTTCGTTACTATTCATCACGGTCATTTTTTCTTAACCATGCTTCGGCTGCTGACAGGCTAACGCCAAAGGTCTGGCTGATCTCATCAGCTCCCATAGATTGATTAACAAGTCTGGAATCAATCAAAAAATGGCTGGCAAAAACATCAGCTTGCCACTCACTATCTTCATAAATTTTATGCCCACCAGCAACTCTGCTACGCGCATATGCCATCTGGTTACGATGCATTACTAAATGGCCTAGTTCATGAGCAACCGTGAATCTGGCGTGATTGTCTCCTGCGCACAATGCTTCATAAACGCTTAGCTGAATGACAATTTTGTTTTTATCTGGGTATGTAACTGCATACCTCTTGGGTAATTCATGGTCATCAACAACTTCAAAATCAATCGATTCTGATGCCACCAATCCTTCTATAAGCACATCTAATCTTAGATATGAGTGATTAGATATTCGAAGGGCGTCTCTCAAGCGATGAGCATATGCTTTAATCTTCTCATTACTTAGAGGTGAAACGCGATGGCCAAGTTCTCGTTCCGCAGGAATCATGCTTAATCCTCTAACATTTTATTCAATTTATCGAGTTGATCTGGGGTTAAATCTTTAAATTTCCTTGCAAAAACAAGCATCAACTCTTTGTTTTGATCCTCTGCATCGGACATATCAACCTTCAATGAGGGTTGAGAGATATCTGCCTGTTTTCTTAATTCAGTTACTTCTTTGTCATTTAAACTGCAAGTAGATGCGACAGCATCTACTAATGAGTCAGGGATGGCTCGCTTACCTAGTTCAATGGCTGATAGGTAGGCTGAACTAACGCTCAGCATATCTGCCATGTTCTTCAGCACCATACCCCGGTCTATTCTCAGTTTTCTGAGAGCCTTACCAAAGCCAGTTACCATATTGTGCCTCCTTTGAAACCTGAGATATTTATACAATAATTGAATTTAAAGTTCAACAAAAAATGTTGAATTATTTCAGGCTAACAGTGTTCCCATTAAGATTGATTGAAGAGTTCATCATCGACCAAGATTACTGTGGTGTGAAATTCACCAAAAAACAGGTGGCGCGCTGCGGTAACGCCGTTCTGCCGCAGTTTGCCGAAGCGCTGGTGCGTGCAAACTTGCCAGAGTTGTGTGCAGCACATGAGCAAGCGGCTTGATATACTTCCCCTCCAACACGGAGGGGATAATGAAAACCAAGATCGGATTGTTTTTAAGCCTTGTATTAATTTACTCGTCAACATCCAGTGCTTCTGGTGGTGATTTTATTTTCCGAGTGAATGATGAAAATTACCGCTTTCCCGCTGATTGCGTGGAGTCTTTAGAATTTCATGACAAAGAAGAAGGGTATCCAGAGCGTATAGATATGAGACTAACTGATGAATGTGGAAGAAGAGTTCGTGACTTAACTACTAAAAATATTGGTAAACAGATGACGATTTATTACGAACACAACCAGTTAATGAGCGCTACTATCGCATCCAGATTAAAGTCCAACATAATGCTACAAACTGACAAAGCCCCTAGAATGGTATTGATGCAGGTGCTGGCCGATTATGGAATAAATACCAGCTCGGCTGGGCGCTGATCTAAAACAGTGGATAATCGAGCATACAAGATCCGAATAAATACAAAAAGAATACACTGAGCCCCATTCATTGGGGCTTTTTGTTGCATATTGAAATATTTTATATAATATCATTACTGTATGGATATACAGTAAATTAAGGTGATGGATTGGCAATAAAACTACCAGGTTCGGGCTATGCAGTTGTGCGCTGCCGTGACCATGTCGTTGTAGCGACGTTTAAGGATTTTCCAGAATTTGCCCGGGCACTAACGTACCGGCGGGGCGATACGATTTCATTTATGCCGCTCCAGCCAGAGGAAATTGTCGGCACCCCGACGCTTTTCACGCAAATGTTAGAACGAGCCGGATATCGAGTAAGCCAAGTTTAAAATAACAATATATAATTCCCGCTGATGGCCTGAACAACCATCGCCTGCTGCGTCACTGGAGAGAAAACCAATGACGCAATTATCACTTGTAAAATCATCTGGCGGGATACTCGTCCCATCAACGCCGGATACACGCGAATACCTGAATCGGCTTAAGGTCGGCTCGGTCATTTGTGCTGACTTTAAAAAGGCGCGGAATGCAGCCTTTCATCGCAAATTCTTTTCACTCCTAAACCTCGGCTTTCACTATTTTGAGCCGAACGGCGGTGCCATATCTCCGGCAGACAGATCGCTTGTAAATGGATTTGTAAAATGGATTGCGTACTACGCAGGCCATGAGGGGACAATTCAGGAACTGGCCGAACAATACCTCAACGATGCCGCACAAAAACGAGCAGTTAATATTGCTGCCGTTAAATCGTTTGAGTCGTTCAGAGCGTGGGTAACGATAGAGGCGGGATTCTACTTTACGTTCTATATGCCTGATGGCACCAAGCGTAACGAGCCCAAATCTATCTCGTTTGCGAAAATGGACGAGACTGAATTCTCTGAACTGTACAGAGCTGTCCTTAACGTCCTCTGGAATTACATCCTCTATCGCACATTCCCTACCCAGCAGGCAGCAGAAAACGCGGCCGCGCAGTTGCTGGAGTACGTCGCATGATCAATTTCAAAGAAGAGGCACGCGGCCGCGATTGTCAGATCCGCATACCTGGCGTGTGTAACTTCAATCCAGAGACAACCGTATTAACACACTATCGTCTGGCTGGCACATGCGGTACCGGAATAAAACCAGATGATCGACAGGCTGCGTGGGGATGTAGCGCGTGCCATGACGAGGTAGACCGCAGAACTCGGCACATCGACACAGAAGCAGCCCGCCTTTGCCATGCCGAGGGCGTAATGAGAACACTAAACATTTTGATAGCTGAGGGGAAATTATGATCTATCCATCTGAGGTTGGGAGAGGTGGTGAGCTTCTCCGCTTGCGCACATTGGAAAGTGTTTGGATTCAAGGGAAATTAAAAATGTGGGGGCGTTGGTCAGCTATAAACACCAGCCCAACAGCAACGGATATGTTTAAGAAGTTGCTGGGTAAGTACGTTGTCAGCCAAGATGATATGAGCAAAGCCCTTAAAGCGTTACGTAAAAAGGGATGCTCATCAAAGGAGCTTGAATCGTGGGTTAACGACATGCTTCAGCAGAGCAGACATAGCAGCCTGGTATTCTGTACCGATGATGAAGGGCTGGCGATGGACAAAGTCATAGCTGGAGCAATGAAAGACAATCAACCACTGTTGCGGCTGCTGGAACGCCGGTATCAGGGAAAAATGAGCATGCGTGAAATCGCAGAAGAGTTTCATTTATCCCATCCAGAAATGAGCTTCATGACATGCCGTCGTCGTATTGATGTGTGGCTGGGAATGGCTGAGTCTATGTTATATCAGCCGATGTGCGATGCGTTCGAGACTAGTAGCGAAAGATTTTACTTGCAAAGTGAGCCAATCACTGGTTGAATTCAGATATACTTCGCGAAGCTGTATCCGCAAGCGACAGAATCACAGAAACCCGCCATCAGTGCGGGTTTTTTAATTCACTAATTTTTAGTGGGGTTAATAGTATCAATCGCTGCTTTGGTTATGACTGGAACAGCAATCGCTGCGACACCTTTTAGTATTGTTCCTGTGTTGTCTGCTACAACTTTTGTGCACTGCGGGCATAATTCTTCGTCATATGTATTACCGCCTTTAGCGTAATCATCGCACCCTGGTGTTCTACAAACGTATACTACCCCCTCGCATTTTGGGCACTTGCACTTATCTCTTCTTATGGAGTTTTCTTCGATAATGTCAGGAGTCACTTTTTCCCTGCAATGAGGGCATATACCAGGATGTTTTTTTGCCATATTAGATAACCAGATATAACTAAAAAGATAGTTGGTTATCGGCAAAAGCCTGGATAATCTTTAACTTTGAGCATTAAGGTTTTTTTCCGTACGACCACTCTAATACGATGCTTCTCTTGCAGAACAAGGAATATGTAAACCAGTTTAATAAGCTGCGATAACCCCTTTATGTACATTGAACATGTCCTAGCGACGCATAAACTGTACATACTTCAAAGAAGAGGGATACATCGCATGAAGAATTTCATCAAATTGCTTCCAGTTCTGTTACTGGGTGCTTGCTCAACGTACCAACCGCAAGAGAAAACCGAATCACCTCAGCAGCAAGCTGAAATCGCAGCGCCTGCACCATCTCGCCAAGCAGCCGTTGCAGCGGTCGCGGCCGTTTCTAAAGATAACTGTCTCGTGGGTTGCCCAACCGGTGGCAGTGCGCAGACGCTGATTCGTGATGCATATACGCTGAACAATAACAGTTCGACGAAGTTCGCGAACTGGGTCGCGTATAAAATGACGTCATCAAGTCAAGCAAGTGGCCGTTCTCGCACTTGGCGTCAAGACCCCGATCTACCAGCGTCAGATACGTTAGCGCCTGCTGCCTACACTGGCGCAAATGCGGCTCTTGCGGTTGACCGCGGACATCAAGCGCCACTCGCTGGACTTGGTGGATCGTCGGATTGGCAGTCTTTGAATTATTTATCGAACATCACGCCGCAAAAAGCCGACCTAAATCAGGGCGCCTGGGTACGACTTGAAGATAAAGAGCGTGCGTTATCCAATACTACCGCGGTCTATACAGTCACTGGCCCTCTGTTTGAGCGCAGCATTGCAACGCTGCCAAATGCACCAACAGTTCAAATCCCGAGCGGCTACTGGAAAATCTTGTTCACTGGTTCAAGTCCAGCAGATGGCCAATTCGCCGCGTTTATTATGAATCAAGACACTCCGCGCAATGCGAATTTCTGCAGCTTTCAAGTGACCGTTAGCCAAATCGAGCAGAAGACCGGCTTAAACATCTGGTCCGCCCTGCCTGCGAACGTAGCCAGCACAATCAAATCGCAGAAAGGTTCGCTCGGTAGCGACCTCGGCTGTTAATACCGCTCAGTAGTAACTAATCAATAAATCACATAGCCCGCTGGCTGTAAGCAAGCGGCGGGCTTCCCTTTTCCTTAAATCACACAGCGCCGACCATCCGGGAGGTGGAGATCATGAGAATGGACCAACAACCGGGGAACATCGTTACCCAATTTTTCGCGTGGCTGGCCGCCATTGCTGGTGCGCTGGGATGGACAACGCAGGACGTTATTTATTTCGCGTTCGGTGCGATTGGCGTAATCATTTCAATCGTGTCGTTCATTTACGGGCGATTTGATGCGAACAAAAAACGCAAGGAAGAAGAGACGCGTACGCGCTTGCTTCAGAACTACCTGGATGAAGCAAAAAACAAACCAGCTGATTCTCGCCCGTCTGCTGTTGAGGTTGTGGCTGAAGCGCTAAGAAAGGTGGATGCATGAACCCGACATTAAAAGCACGCATTGCGAAAGCCGCCGGTGGTGGCGCTCTGGCGATTGCTATCGTCCTCATTCAGTGGTTTGAGGGCGTTCGATATACGCCATATTACGATGTCGCCGGAATCCTGACAGTCTGCTATGGGCATACGGGGTCCGATATCATCATCGGAAAAACGTACACGCAAGCTGAGTGCGATGAGTTGCTGGAAAAAGATATGGCTCCCGCTGCTGCCGCTGTCGAACGTCACGTTAAAGTTGCGATGACGGATTTTCGAAAGGCTGCGTTGATTTCGTTTACGTACAACGTGGGCGTTGGTTCTCTGACGCGTTCAACAATGCTGCGTAAATTGAATGCGGGCGACACGTCAGAAGCATGTGGCGAACTGCGGCGCTGGAATAAGGCTGGTGGCAAAGTCTGGCGTGGTCTGGTGGATCGTCGGGCTGTGGAGCGTGAGTTATGTCTATCCGGCATTCAGTAATCATTGCTGCGGCGTCGCTGGTGGCTGGGATAGTGATCGGCGGTTACGTTCAGGGCTTGCGTTGGGATGCTGATGCCGCTGAACGTGATACATCGATATCAACTGCAAACCAACAACGGGCAGAGACGATTACAGCAAACGTCATCACATCGCTACGAATCATCAATACCATTACACGGGCTAACGCTGATGCAAAACAGCAGATACAGAATGAGTCTGAGACGCGCATTGTTCATATACGTCAATCGTTATCTGGCGAGAGATGTGCTGTTAGTCCTGTTCCTGCTGACGTGGTTAACGGGTTGCGGGAACACGCGGACAGAATACGTCACGGCTCCAGCAGTACCAATTCCCGCTGAGTTACTGATTGACTGCATCGTGCCGGAAATCCCGTACCGGATGACCTACGGCGATAGTGTTGAACTGAATGAACGGCTGCTGGCTGTTATTGAGAAGTGCAACGCTGATAAATCCGCAATACGCCAAATAGAATCAGCACGACAGGAGAAAGAAAATGTACAACGGTGACTATAACGCAGCATTCATTTTACTCGGTATCGTATGTGCCGTTGTCGGATGGGGAGTTATTGAGGGAATTCTCTGGCTACTGTCGCATATCAGCATAGGATGGCAATAGCGAGGCATTCACTGAGTGCCTGTGATAATGCTGTGAAAAAATCACTTTAACCCACACCATTTTATGCTGCTGATTTTTATGCTGTGCTAAAGTCACTATTTGATCCCAAAATTCTATTATTACTTTAGGGGGGGCAGCATGACAAAAAAGGTTATTTTTATTTCCCATGATGATGTTCAGCATTTTGATGTTGAGGAAGATGCGACAGGTCTTACCTTTGGTATAGTCAATGCTCAAGGGAGCGCCACAATCCCCATTGAGAGTTTTACATACGAAGGGGCTACGTACTCGATAGCTAGAAGCTGTGCTGACATTACCGATGATCAGGTAAAAAAAGCCCTTTCATAAATTAAGGGTGAAATCTTCGCTTAACCGCCTACGGGCGGTTTTTTATTGCCATCACACCATTCATTCCTGAGTGAATAGCGTAATGGTTTTATAAAATGCTAAAAATATCTACGATACCGCACAGAAAACAGAATATCGTATAGGTTTTCGTTGTCATCTGTATCCGGTACCGTGGGGTTTATAGTTTCCAATCTAGAGGAATATTCTAAATGGCATCGAAAAAGCTCACGGCAGAGCAGCAGGCGCTTTTCGATGTGCTGACTCCGCTGCAAAAAAGATTCGTCACATTTCTGCTGAAAGGTAAAAGTCAGGTTGATGCGTACAGGAAAGCTGGTGGAAAGGCCAAGGGCGATTCAGCCCACTCCAAAGCAACACAAATAGTAAGAAATAGTAAGGTTGAATCCTTTCTATCGTCAGTTCAGTACGAGGCCGTCAGTTCTGCCATCATGACGTATGAAGAAGCGATGGAACGCCTCACAGCAATGGGGCGAACATCAATAGCCGATCTCGCCACATTCGGAACTCACGTAGTCGGTGAAGATGATGATGGCAGTCCTATCAGCCAGTCGGTTTGGTCATTCAAAAATGCCAGCGAACTAAAGCCGGAACAGATGGCCGCAATCTCTGAGCTGACAGCGGGAAAGGATGGACTGAAGATAAAACTCCACGACCCGAAAGCAGCTATCAAGCAACTGGCAGAAATGCGCGGCTGGGAAGCACCGAAGAAAACTGAAGTGACGGCAACGGTTAAATCTGAAAACGTCAACATGACGCCTGACGAAGCAGCGGAAGCCTATAAAAAGCTGATGGGATAAAACTGCAAAAATAGCCGTTTCGGACGGCAAAAAGGCTATGCATTTTCAGCCCTGTTTTATGCATGATTTATTCACCACTTTTTGACCAACTTCAGAGAGAAAACATAGAGAAATACGCACTTCACACACCTTGCGTGATGAGTGCTGTTTCGGCGGTGCGCAAAACTACCATTATGTTAAAAAAGGGCTACAGCAGCCCTTTTAAAGAGCTGCAACTTTATGCAACTAGTTTCACGTATCTTAGGGCGGGAAGTCCTGATAATTGCTCAGTGAATGGCTCTCCTTCCGATAGTGTAAATTTCTCAGCAACCTTCTGAGAAGCAAGATTTGTTGCGCCGACTAAAGCCTCAACATAGAACTCAGTAAGTTTGCCTTGCATGTTGAATTGCAGCTCTTTAATACTTTTTTCTACAAGCGCTAACGCCAATCCTTTTCCCCTATCAGCCTCTGATACTGAATAGCCGATGCCGAAACAGTGCTTTCCGTTAAGAGGGGACGCTATTACGAAAACAGCAGACGCCTTGACTCTGCCGTTTTCAATCAGAGCGTAGGTCATTCTCCAATTTCCATTAGGGCTATCGAAGACCGTGGACAGCTCAGGGAATAAGGTTCCCTTACCAGGGGTAACGCCGCCAGTATCTAAGGCTTGTTGTAACGACAGTAACCCGTCATAGGGGTCGGTAATGGCTCTTGTCATTTGGTGTCCTTACTTCGTTTGGATGGAATTAACGATTTAACCTCAAATCAATCTATCGGTTAATAAATACAATGCCAATTCCATTTCCCTTCAACTTCAAAAAACCGGACTACACGCAGGTTTTCGAGTGGCGAATGGAGCGGTTACAACGCATTCGCCAGAACCCTGAGCAACTACCGGCGCTGCGGCAATTCTACAAAGACAATCCGGCACAGTTCATCATCGATTGGGGGATGACTACAGACCCGCGAAACATTGATTACGGGCTTCCCGTCACCATCCCGTTCCTGCTGTTCCCAAAACAGGAAGAGTGGATTCACTGGATTATGGATCGTCGGCATAACCTCGAAAACGGCATTACAGAAAAAAGCCGTGAGATGGGGTTGAGCTGGACGGCGATCGGCATGGCGTGCTCACTGTGCCTTTTCAATAAGGACATGGTGATCGGTTTCGGTTCCCGTAAAGAGGAATACGTTGATAGTACCGGCGACCCAAAGGCGCTGTTCTGGAAAGCGCGTAAATTCGTTGAAACGCTCCCGGTTGAGTTTCGCGGTAGCTGGAACGATAAAAAGCACGCGCCATATATGCGTGTTGAGTTCCCCGAAACGGGCGCAGTTATCAAAGGAGAGGCAGGGGACAACATAGGACGTGGTGACCGAACCACCCTTTACCTGGTTGACGAGGCCGCATTTCTTCAGCGACCGCTATTGATTGACGCAGCTCTATCACAGACAACCCGTTGCCGTATCGATCTCTCATCGGTAAACGGCCCTAACAACCCATTCGCTCAAAAGCGGCGTAGCGGAAAAATCCCGGTATTCACATTCCATTGGCGTAGCGACCCGCGCAAGGATGACGAATGGTATAGGAAGGAGTGCGAAAAGATCGACAACCCGCTAATCGTCGCTCAAGAGCTTGATTTGGATTACAACGCATCCTCTGAGGGGCAATTAATTCCGGCTGAGTGGATACAGGCGGCAATTGATGCACACAAGGTTTTGGGTATCAAGCCCAGTGGTAAATCGATTGGCGCTCTGGATGTCGCCGACGAAGGTATCGATCTGAACTGCTACGCCAACAGGCTCGGCATTATGTTGCGATATCTGGAAACGTGGAGCGGTAAAGGTTCCGACATTTACGCCACAACAGAAAAGGCCATGTCACTGGCTGATGACGATGAGGCGGAATACCTGCTTTACGACGCTGACGGATTAGGCGCGGGCTGCCGAGGTGATGCGCGAGTTATCAATGAGGCGAGAACTAAGCAGAAAGCAGCGTTTATTGATGTGCGTCCGTTCCGAGGAAGTGGTGAGGTTTATGAATCTGATAAGCCCGCGTTCAAAGGTGACGGAGACAAGCGAAAATCCCGCACCAATAAGGATTTGTTTGCAAACAGAAAGGCTCAGGGGTGGTGGTTCCTGCGACGTCGCTTTGAACTGACATGGCGAGCTATTGAGAAAAAACTTCCGTTCGATCCCGATGAGCTAATCAGCCTGAGCAGCGACACGCCAGAATTGGAACAGTTAATAATCGAGCTGGGACAACCCACATACAGCACCAATGGCGCTGGAAAAATCCTGATAGACAAAGCACCAGATGGCACACGCTCACCAAATAGGGCTGATGGCGTGATGATTTGTTTCGCCCCTGAAAAATTGCGGCGCAGCTTCTTTGGATAACATCATGAAATGGTTTAGACGAAAAAAAGAAAACAAACCGTCACCACCCGTACAGCGTGAGAGCTTTTTCTCAACCCATGCAATCAGCGGAGACAGTGGATCGGTAACTAGCGCATTAAGCAGTGTGTTGACACGCATTTTTAGCAAAGTACCCATAGCATCACCAGTCGGCACAATGGATAGCATGGATGGTGACGGATCACTGATTTCGCCAGAGGTATCGACTGATGGAACATTCAGCCATTCACTGGCGTTGTGGTACGCGAATCAGGGCTTTCTCGGCCACACGCTGTGCGCGTTGATTGCGCAGCACTGGTTGATTAATAAAGCATGTGTGATGCCAGGGCGCGATGCTATTCGGCGCGGATACACCGTTAAAAAATCAGGAGGCGGAGAACTACCCCCTGATGTTCTGGCGCTGGTTAATCACTACGATGAGCATTTCGATATCACAGGACAGATGCGTGATTACGTGTCGTTTGGCCGCATATTCGGTATCCGCGTTGCGCTGTTTGATGTCCGCAGTACGGACCCGAAATATTACGAAAAGCCGTTTAATCCAGATGGTATTACACCGTTCAGCTATCGGGGCATTGTTCAAGTCGATCCGCAATGGTGTACGCCAGAACTGAGCGGCTCGGCAATGGCAAATCCCGAAAAACCCGGATTCATGACGCCAACACACTGGATGATAAACGGTAAGCGCTATCATCGATCACACCTGATGGTTTTCATTCCTTTCCCTGTCGCTGACATTCTCAAGCCTGCGTATCAGTACGGCGGTGTATCAGTACCACAGCGCATCATGGAGCGTGTCTATGCTGCCGAACGGGTGGCAAACGAAGCGCCGCACATGGCACTAACAAAGCGTGCAACGATATTTAAAACCGACATGGCTAAGGCTATGGCGAATCAGGATGAATTCGAGGCCGCCATATCGAAGTGGATAAAGTACCGCGACAATTATGGCGTGAAGGTCGCTGACATGTCGGAGGATGACATTCAGCAGTTTGATACCTCGCTGGCTGACTTTGACAACCTGATCATGACGCAATATCAGCTAGTGGCTTCTGCTTCGCACACGCCAGGTACAAAACTTCTTGGCACACAGCCAAAAGGATTTAACACAACGGGAGAGTATGAGGAATCGACGTATCACGAAGAGTTGGAGAGTCTTCAGTCACACGATTTAACACCATTCCTGCGCCGCCATCATCTTCTGCTGATGCGTTCACATGTCGCCCCTAAGTTGGGCATTAAGCCAATAACGCTCAGTCACACGTGGAACCCGCTGGATTCTCTGACCGCGAAAGAGGTGGCAGAGATTAACGAAATCAACAGCCGCACGGATTTGAATCTGGTCAATTCCGGCAGCATTGACCAGTACGACTCACGCGATCGCCTGATTGCCGACCCGCGCAGTGGGTATAGCGGCATAACGCGAGCTGAGCCGCCAGATGAGGAAGTGCGAGAGGAAGAACGGGAGGATCGAGTAAATGGCGAGAGCGGTTCGCAGAATGCCCCGGCGCCAGCGTCCGGCCAGTCGTGACGGCGTGTTACGGGGGGCGGCGGTTTTTGCCCCCATCAGCGCGGGACAGGAATACCAACACCGTATTACGCGTGAGTTCGAACTGATGCGCGCAGATGTAATCCAGCAAGTCCACTCCCTTTATGAAACCCAATCCTCCACGCTCGACGGCGCAACGCTGGATGCCAGCTTGGTTAACGCTGCGTCTGGTGTATTACGTCGCCTGCGCCGCAAATGGCAAGGCATCTTTGACGACATAACCGACAAGGCAACCGCGCGAATGGTTGAGCGTGTTACAGGCAGCGCGGGAACGGCAGTAAAGCGCAGTCTGGACGAAATCGGAGAGGGGGTTTCTCTGCGCCTCAACATGCAATCCGCAGCGGTGAAAGAAACGATACGCGCAGGAAGTCAGGCAGCCGCAAGCCTGATTAAGCGCGTTCCAGCTAAATACCTCGAACAGATTGGTGATGAGGTGATGCGTTCAATATCGAACGGGCGGGGGCTGGCAGACCTGCAACCTGCGCTGGATGAATACGGCGTCAAAGTTCGTGACTGGGCAAAAAATGTAGCGCTGGATCAGACGCGCAAGGTTTACAGCGATACATCACTGGCCGGATTTAAAAGTGCCGGTATTCGTAAGTTTGAATGGGTGCATAGCGGCGGCAGTAATGACCCGCGTGAGTATCACATGCTGGATTGGCCTGCTGGTTTGAATGGCGGGATTTTCGATATTGATGATCCACCCGTCATTGACAAGCGGACGGGGGAGCGCGGATTTCCCGGTCAGCTCCCATTTTGTCGCTGTACAAAGCGCCCTGTGGTGGATTTTGAGGATGAGCAATGACACAGCGTGTTTATGACATTAACGGGTGGCCGGAAATACCGGATAACCCGATCTCGATGGCCGGTATCTTCGAGTATCTGGGAAAACGCATTCCCGGTGCGCCAGACCCCGACAAAATTTACCGCGTCTGGCGGCCAGAATCGGAACTGGAAGACCCCGATTGCATTGAGTCATTCAAGTTATTGCCATGGACGGACGATCACCCGCCCGGCCTGCTGGGCGATGACGATGAGGGACTGACGCCACCAGAGGAAAAGGGCATTCAGGGCGTTATCGGGGAGCGCGTCTACTACAAAGACGGCGTGCTACGCGGAAATATCAAACTGTTCTCTAAAGCAATGAAGATGCTGATAGAGGCGGGAAAGAAAGAGTTGTCGCCGGGTTATCGCTCCAAATACGAGTGGCGATCAGGCGTCGCTACGGGGGTGGCCGATGGTCAGCCCTATGACGTGATCCAGCGAAAAATACGGGGTAACCACCTGTCGCTGGTGGATGAGGGGCGTCAGGGGCCAGCAGTGGCCGTTCTCGATGCCGTAACGTTAGATGCAAAGGATATACAAATGGCAGACGAAAACGAAAACAAACCAGCAACCACTACTGACAATGACGAGTCTCAAAACTCTCAGGTGTCATTGGAAGAGGGGATCAAGATTTTTATGACGATGCTCCCTGTGCTGCAAAAACTGGTTTCCACTACAGCAGCAGCGCCAGCGGCAGAAACCCCACCAGCTACCACGACTGATGAGGATACGCCGCCAGAAACCCAGCCCGCACAAACCACGGATGAAGATGATCCCAACGCTGCGGCCACTCAGGATGATGACGACGAGGACAAGGAAACCGCCACAGCGCTCGATAGCATGGATAAGCGCCTTACTGGACTGGAAAAGAACAGTGTTAAGGCTGTTTTTCGTGAAATGCGTCAGCGCGATGAGTTAGCAGAAAAATTGTCGTGGCATGTAGGCACATTCGATGCGGCAGAAATGACCACTGCCGATGTCGCTGCATACGGCGTGAAGAAGCTAGGTATTAGCGCACCGAAGGGGCAGGAAATGACCTTCCTTAAAGGGTATCTGGACGGTGCTGCTGCCACTGCGACAAAAGCAGGTCAGCACGCGGTGACGCTGGATAGCGCGGATGAAAACAGCGTTGTAATGAAATATGTGAAAGGGGCGAAATAATGGCAGGTTTTCAAAAAACGGTGCGATTCAGTCAGGGTTACGGCGTGGTTGGTGAGGTCTCTCACGATGGTCCACTCCGCGCTAAACCGGGCGTACTGAACAGCACAAACCCCGCTAACAATGTGTGGGGGCGCGTATTCACGCTCAATAGCGACAGTGAAACGGTTCAGGCTGGTGGCACTGGCGTATTTTGGGGCGTGATGACCAGTCCTAAAACGGGTCTGTACCTGGGGCGTATTGGTGACGATGAAGCGCCGCACTTACCGAATGGTGTTGTTGGTGAATTCACTGACATGGGTGAAATCACTGTACGTGTCAGTACCGCAGTGGATTATGGCGACGTGCTGGGGTATCAGACCGCAGATGGCGTGATCGTTCATATCGAAGACCCCGAAAACATCCCGGCTGGCGTTGTCGTCATTCCTAACGCTTCTATTCGCCGCGTTCGCCAGGCTGACGCATCAGGCGGCCTGATTTCACTGCGCCTGACTAATTAAGGAAAAACACAATGCCTCAAGTTTCACGAATTCATAGCGCGCTGACATCTGAACGTGTTCGCCCGCTAGAAATAAACCGGGCAGATATCGCCCGCAATGCGCATCGTGAATTATCGATGCTGGGTATTCATATCAATGATCGCGATGTGCGCGACATGCTGAACGGGATCGGTTTGGACTCTAATGATGTAGGGCTGAACCCGTCACCGTTGCCGGGACTGCTGGCGCAAGGTTCGCCCACACCATTACAGTTCCTGCAGGAGTGGTTACCGGGATTCGTCCGCGTTATCACCGCTGCGCGGAAAGCCGATCAGTTGATGGGCGTTGCAACAGTCGGAGCGTGGGAAGATGAAGAAATTATTCAGGGTATTCTGGAAAATCTCGGTGATGCTGTTCCATACACTGATAACGGTAATATCCCGCTCGCGTCATGGCAGGCGAATTATGCTCGCCGTACTGTCGTTCGCTTTGAGCTGGGCTTTTCGGTGGGTTTGTTGGAAGAAGCGCGGACAGCTCGCGCACGTATTCAGACAGCATCAGAGAAACGAATCTCGGTTGCACGCTCTCTGGAAATCGCGCGTAACCGCGTGGCGTTCTACGGCTACAACAACGGCGCGAACAACACATTCGGATACCTGAATGAACCAAACCTGTTAGCTGCGTTGACGGCTGCGCCGGGTGCCAGTAATGACACCAAGTGGGCAACCAAAACGTTTCTCGAAATCACGGCAGATATCCGCCGCCTGATGGTGACGTTACAGGTGCAGTGCCAAGACAACATCGACCCAGAAACCACGCCATTAAAACTGGCGCTGCCTACAGGTTTGAACCAGTACCTGACTGTTACGTCGCAGTACGGTAACTCTGTCCGCCAATGGCTGAAAGAAAATTACCCGAATGTGACTATCGACACCGCGCCGGATCTGAATGAAGCAGTGGGCGGGGAGAATGTTCTCTACCTGTATCCAGAGTCATTCGATGACGGCGTGAGCGATGACGGTGGCCAAGTATGGATGCAGGGTGTTCCGGCTAAGTTCTTCGCGTTGGGGACAGAGAAGCGCGCTAAGTCGTATCTGGAAGATTCTGCGAACGCTACGGCGGGGGCGATGTTGAAACGCCCGTTGCTGGTGGTGCGAATGATTGGCGTGTAATCACACCAACTGATCTGTGTGCGGGGCTTCGGCCCCTTTTTTATTTCTGGAGAGAAACATGCCTTACATCTATTCAACCATCAGTACCGATGTTTCATACACATTTTACGGAGAAAAAACCAACGATATGCCCTCCGTTGACCGGGTGATCGTTATCAATGGCGGCGCTAATGTCGCAAAGAAAAATCTGGAAACCCCGCGCGGTGTCGCTACAACGATCACCGATGAAGAAGCTGAGCTGCTTAGCGGTCATCCGGTGTTTCGCCGCCACCTTAAAAATGGTTTCGTTCAACTGGAGAAAGCCAGCATCGATCCAGAGCGCGCAGCCGCAGACATGACCCCAGCAGATAACTCCGCGCCGCTGACTGATGCAGACTTCAGTCAGGAAGACGAACCGAAACCACAAACCGGTACCCGTAAAAAATAAGGGGGGTGTATGCGCGAAGAAATCACGCTGGATATAGCTCAGTTTCGCGCGACGTTCCAGCCGCTGGCTGATGCTGTGGCATTTCCCGATGAACAGATACAGGCACAGTTTTTGATGGCTCAGTGCTACATCAGCCCCGGACGCACGCTGCGTGGCGAATGCCTGAAAAACGCCCTGTACCTGATGACGGCGCACTTGATGTGGTCAGCACACCTCATCGCAAAGGGGCAAACAACGGCAAATGTCGTGACGGGCGCAACGATCAGTAAGGTGTCAGTCACGATGCAGCCGCCCCCTGCTAAATCAGCCTGGCAATTCTGGCTCAGCACTAGCCCGTTTGGGCTGCAACTGTGGGCGCTGTTGAACATCAAAGCCGCTGGTGGTGCGTATGTTGGCGGACTCCCTGAGCGTTCCGCGTTTCGGAAAGTGGGCGGAGTTTTCTTCTGATGGGAAAGTGGCGCAGTAGCGGCGGTGAGAACGCCGCACGTATACGGCGAGAGTTGGCAGCGCTGGATAAGATGCAAGCCCGTGTCGGGTGGATGGAAAGCGCCCGTTATGCCGATGGTAAGCCGGTTGCAGGGATCGCCGTTGTGCAGGAGTGCGGCAGCGAGAAAATGGGCATTCCGCCACGTTCTTTCATGCGCAGCACTCAGGAAGAAAAAAAAGGTGATTGGGATAAAACCATGAAAAGCGGCTTTTCCGCTGTCATGCGTGGAACCCGCACCGCTGCCCAGCTTATGGAGGCTATGGGGGCGCTAGCGTCTGGTGATGTTCGAAAAAAAATCACACAGATACTCACCCCGCCCCTTGCCACCAGCACGTTAAAGGCGCGTGCGCGACGCGCCAGCGGCAAAGCAAAGGTTATCTCTGTAAAACCGCTTAACGATTTAGGTTACATGCTGGCAACGCTCACGCACGTTATCACAGAGGGGGATACATGATTCCAGGCGCAAATATTTTAAATATGGCATTGGGTGCCATTGGCTCTCAGTCTGTCACCTATTACCGCGACAGCGGACAACGTGACACGTTATCAAACGGTGTACTGGTGACCCGATTTGATCCGGGCGTCGTTGTCAGGGAGGGCAGTGCGCAGGCCATCCCACAAATTAAGGTGGCCCAGCTCGGTCTTGATGTAAGCAAGAAACACATTGAATGGATCGTGCCTCAGTCCGTGCTGGGTGTAGAGCGTGACGCAAGCGGCGATGAAATTGAGTACGCCGGACGACGCTATCACGTCATTGATGTTGAGGATTGGGAGAATCAGGACGGCTGGAGCGTCGTTACGCTGGAGGCCGCCTGATGCGCGATAACGACCTGATCGCATTGGTACGCAGGGAGTTATTAGTTGGGCTGGTTATGCAGGGTTTTAGTGGTGTCAATGTCTGGCAGAGTTACCAGCCTACCGTGCAAGGGCTATCGTCAGCAATGACGCTCTACCTACATAAAATCACTGATTCACCAACGGGCAGCCCCGGACACCGCGAGCAGTGGGACAGCGACGCGAAGGTTTTACGCCGCACAACAACCGAAGTTATGCTGACCAGTTATCAAATTAGCGGCTCAATGGTTTATGACGATACGGATCCTAATGCGGTAACGCCTGCTGATTTGGTTAAAGCGGCGGCCCGCGTCGTTCGATCTCCAGAGTTTCAAGCCGCGCTCATTGCTGGTGGTGCAAACATCACTCGCATTGGCACAGTCAATAACACCCCAATTAGTGGCGACACGGCAGGTTATGAACACCGTCCGATGTTCGACATTCAATTCAATCACACCGACGTTTATACAACAGAGATACCCGCCGTTGAGTCTACGCACTGGCGATCTGGTCGGGTTTAACAGAGGAATCACAATGGCAATTGATATCGGTCATTATGTCAAAATCACGTCTGGCGTCGGTGGCGGCAACAACGTCCGGGCGCGTGATCTGATCTTGCGCATCTTCACGCCTAATATTCTGGTGTCGCCAGATAGCATTATGGAATTCACTAATTCGGACAGTGTGGGCGCATATTTCGGAACCTCGTCGGAGGAATACCGGCGCGCGGTGAAATATTTTAACTACATTTCGCCGCTCATCGTTCAACCATCAAAGCTGTCGTTTGCTCGCGATCAGAATGCCACGAATGCCCCGTTAACACTCGGCGCGAAAGCGGTTTATCAGATTGCCAATCTTCAGCAGGCCAGCGGCGTAGTATCGGGCAGCGTGAACGGCGTGGCATTTACCACCGGCAGTGTAAACCTGTCCAGCGTCGCAACGTTAGCCGCAGCCGCTACAGCTTTGCAGACCGCATTACGCGCGGTCGCTGACGTTACTGTACTGGCAGCGTCAACGGTAACGTATGACGCGACGCAATCGCGTTTTATCGTGACGGGCGGCACAGCAGAGGCTGTTGCCATTACGTTTGATGCAGGCGCGGTTTCTGATGCGCTGGGGTTGTCTAACGGTGAGGTTATTCGCGGTGTTGCTGCGACATTGACCGAATCGGAAAGCGTGGCCGCTGCTGATGACATCAGTAATAACTACGGCACATTTTTATTTACGCATGACCTGTCTCTTAACGATCTGGTTACGCTGGCTGAGTCCAATGCTGAAAAAAACGTTATGTACATGCTGCTGGCGAGAACGACAGAAAACACCGCCGCCAGCATCAGCGCGGCGTTACTGTCTATCGCCAGCGTATCCCTGACGCTGGTTTCTGCCGCTAACAGCGATTACGACGATCAGATTCCCGGAACACTCATGGCGGCGACGAATTACAGCGTCCGCAACGGCGTCATCAACTACATGTATAAGCAACTCCCCGGCGTGTCGCCGAAAGTCACCACCACACAAAAAGCGACGCAATTCGATGCTCTGCGAGTGAACTACTACGGACGGACGCAAACGGCAGGGCAAGTGATCGATTTCTTCCAGCGTGGGGTTTTGATGGGGAGTGCGACTGCGCCGGTGGATATGAACGTTCACGCTAACGAGCAGTGGCTAAAAGACCAGTGCGCGATTGCTATCTTGACGTTGCAATTATCACTCGGTCGAATTCCGGCAAACATCAGCGGCCGCTCGCAAATACTGACCACGCTACAAACCCCTATTGATACCGCGCTTTTTAATGGCGTGATTAGTGTGGGGAAAACATTAAACACAACCCAAAAGCTCTACATCACGCAAATGACGGGTGATGACACAGCCTGGCATCAGGTGCAAAACATCGGCTACTGGCTGGATGCGGTGATGAGTCAGGTTGAAACGCAAGATGGGCGGGTTGAGTGGCAATGTGTTTATTCGCTGATTTACAGCAAAGACGACTCGATCCGCCGTGTGCTGGGTACTCACGTATTAATCTAACAGGAGTTGAATAATGTCAGATATTTCCGGCTTTGGCCTGACGGTGAATATCCGGGCCTCTACTACATTTCCCAGCGGCTTTAATGTTACGCAATTTGCGGACGACGCCGATCCGTTCGATAGCCCCTCCCAGCAACTGGCTGATGTCGGCATGGGGTTGAATGGTGACATGGTGACATGGAGCGTGGCCCAGCCGCTGGCTATCACGCTGAACATCATCCCTAACAGTGACGATGACAAGAACCTCGCCATACTCGCCGAAGCAAATCGCGTTGCGAAAGGGAAAATCCCCGCGCGCGACGTGATCACCATGACGGCGATCTACCCAGATGGCAGCACTCGAACACTATCAAACGGCAGGCTCACCGATGCAATGCTGGTAAATAGTGCGGCAAGCGCCGGGCGGCTGAAAACAAAACCCTATGTGTTTAAGTTTGAAAATCAGGTGGGCTCATAATGCTGGAACCGATTGAGAAAGAATTTACGCTGGCGGACGGCGGGACAAAAACGTTTGTCCTGAGCAAATTCCCCGCCATTTTGGGGCGGGAAATTGTTACGCAGTACCCGCTCTCAGCCTCACCAAAGCTCGGCGACTACAACACCAATGAGGCGTTAATGCTGAAACTGATGTCATGCGTTGCAGTGAAGACGGAGGCTGGGCATCTGGTGCTGAGCACGAAAGAGCTAGTGAACAACCATGTACCGGATTTCGAGACGCTGCTAAAAATCGAATGGGCCATGATGGAGTACAACTGTAGTTTTTTCAGGAACGGCGGCGCGTTGCGGTTCCTCGACGACTTGAAAGCCAAATTCCAACGGTCGATTTCCCGAACGTTAACGGATTTGTTGGCGCAATTGTCGGGGAAGGATTCGCAACGCTCCGCGAACTAAAACACGATTACACGCTGGCTGAAGCGATGGACATGCATGAAATCATCGTGATTCGGCGAGTTAATGAAATGCTGGCGATGGAACATGCGCAAAGGGGTAAAAAGTGAGTCTTTTAGAAGCGTTTTATTACACGTTTGCCGCTGATGCATCCAGCTTAAACAAAGGGCTGGATGAGGCCGAGAAAAAAGCTGATGAACTAAAAGATGCGGTATCCAGTACGGATGCCGCAGCGGAAAAACTCGGCTCGTCGTTTCTGGGATTGGCTAAATCCGCCGCTGGCCTGTTAGGGGTGACGTTAACGCTGGCTGGCGCGAAAGCGCTGGCCCTCACTGCGGCAGAAACCACCAGCGCACTGGGCATGCAGGCGCGGCAGATGAACGTCAATGTGTCTACGCTGGATGCATGGCGTAATGCAGTCAAAGAAAGCGGCGGTGATGCTGAGGCATTTACAGGGACGATGAAGAACCTCGCGCAACGTTTCCGTGACCCTGAAGCGGCACTGCTTCGCTACAGCAAAGTGCTCGGCGGCATGAGCAGTTTCCGCGCCCAGCGTTTGGGGGCGATGGTGGGGCTTGATGAGGGTACGATCGAGCTGCTTCGCAAAGGGAAGGTTAGTGTTGAGGAACTGCTGAAGAAGCAAAAAGAGCAGGGCGTCATCACAAAAGAACAGGTGGAGCAGGCCGATCGGTTTAATCAAAAGCTCCGCACCCTGAAAATGCAGTTTGACGGAATGAAGATGCAACTGGGTACTGCGTTGATCCCCATTTTTGAAAAGCTGTTGGATTCGTGGAACAAGGTTTCGGCGTGGGTTAGTGATAATCAGGAAGCGGTAACCCACTTCTTCATTGCACTGGGTGGGGTTATTACGGCGGTGTACCTCCCGGCAATGATAAAGGCAGCGATCGCAACCATTGCGGCCACATGGCCGATATTGCTGATAGCGGCGGCGTTTGGTGCGCTGGCGCTGGTGATTGCTGATGTGATCGGCTACTTCAATGGCATGGATAGCGTAACTGGCGATCTGGTGAAACAGTTCCCAGCGTTAGGACAGGTACTGGAAGCATTGAAAGAGATTGTTATTGGGTTATGGGACGCATTAGTGATGTTGTTCACCGACCCTATTCAATTTCTGGAAGGGCTGAAAAACGAGATTAAATCACTGTTTGATGCTCTGCTATGGGAAGGTGCTGGCGATACTATCTTCGATTTTATCAGTGACGCAGGTAAGGGGATGGCGCTTCTATGGCAAGGGCTGGAAAAAATCATTCTTGGCGTCGTGGGTGTGGCTCTGAAAGGCTTTGCGAAAATCGGGGAAGCATGGAGAACCATCAAAGGGTGGTTTGGTGCTGGCGAAAACGAGGTCAAGCAGGCAGAGATCGCCGCGAGCAAACAACCTCGTCAGGGCTGGGAGGATGCTCCCACTGATCCCACGTATGGCGGCCAGTCGCAACTAAAAACCATCGACAGCAACCCAGTCAACGCAATGACCAGCAATTCAATTACCAATTCCAGCAGAAATGAAAGCCGTAAAACCGAGGTACGGATCGATCATATGGAGGTGAATACTCAGGCAACGGACTCGCAGGGGATTGCCACTTCTATTGGCGGGGATTTGCAGGGCGCAGTTTCTCACTATGACGATGGATTTTCTGCATGAAAGAAAATACTGAACTGTACGGCGTTTATGACGCCGATTTTAATCACCGGTTTGATGGCATCACGGTGCTGAAGGCGTCGATTATCCGTGACGCCAAGATGATGGAACATCCACTGGAGAACGGCAGCACCATAACCGACCATCGCATTATTCTGCCTATTGAGATTGAGATAGCGGCACTTATCCCTGTGGCGCAGTCTAACAGCCTCTACACGGAGATCAGACAGGCGTTTACCAGCACAGAGCTATTTTCCATAAACACCCGATCCGGTGTTTATCCCAGTATGGCGATGGCGGCCATGCCGCACGAAGAAGACCCTACGAACGCCGACATGATCCCTATTGTGTTGCGGTTCAAAGAAACGATTTTGGTAGAAACGCAGTACCAAGCGTTGCCACCGAGAAAAGTTAAAGACCCGAAAGACTCCAGCACCGTTAATCGAGGTGAACAGAAGCCAAAAAATAACCAGACGATATTTAAGTCTGGAGTAGGTGCAATTTTTTCATCAAGTGGTAGGTGAACATGTCCAGCATTATCCCGTTAGAAAAGCAACCAAATCAATCATTAACTATTCGCCTTGATGACTCTCGTTACTCTATTACACTAAAAACCCTGACAACAGAATTGATGGCAATCAGTATTTCCCGTGATGACAGGCCATTAATTCAAAATTATAGGGCTATGCCTCAAACGCTGCTGCTGCCTGACCATATGGCAGCTCGATACGGAAATTTCATGTTCGTTACAACCAACGACGAATACCCGTATTACACGGCGTTTGGTGCAGGGCATGAACTGCATTACATTCCAGCGAGTGAGTTATGAATGAAATCGATCCGCGCCTTATCCGCTGTGAGATCGAGATAGATGGACGAATGCACGTTTTTACCGATCTGTATATCTCGGCTACGGGCAGCAAAACGGCGAACACCCTGCAAAACGAATGCACGATAAAAATCGGCAATCTCAAAAAAACCACCCGCGATTACCTCATTACCGAAACATCCCCTTATAACTGGCCGCGCAAGCGTAAGCGCGTCGTCTTGTATGCCGGACGGCGCAGTTACGGCACGTTTAAAATGTTTGAGGGTGACATTATCGGCTGCACGCCATCGCAACCACCTGACGTAATGCTGACGATGAAAGCTCGTACTGGGGTGTTTTTCATGACAGATATGATTTCCGGTAGTTATGCGTCAACCGTCCCACTCACAAAGATTGCGGGAGACACGGCTGCCAGTATGGATTTAACGCTGGATTTTCAGGCGCAGGATAAGCAGGTCAGCAACTACAACTACACCGGGGCAAAGCTAAAGCAAGTGGATCGACTGGCGACTGCTGGGAGCTATAACGCGTACATCGACGATGATCGGCTGGTGGTAAAAAATAGGGACGAACCACTAAAAAACTCATCTGTTAGCCTGAATAAGCATTCTGGGTTGATTGGCATTCCAGAGGTTACAGAACAGGGAATTAAAGTTAAGTACCTACTTGATCCATCCAGCAGGCCGGGTGCGCGGCTCACTATCGAAAGTGACATGAACCCCGCCGCCAACGGGACGTTTGTTATTTTTAAACTTGATTTCGACATCAGCAATAGAGATACCCCCTGGTATCACACGGCTGAGTGCAGACGGGAGGGGATGTGGCAGACACCACTGTTATGATGGACGCCGACCCCGCGCAGGGTTCCAGTCTGGCCGGTGTTATTGAATTTGCGTTTAAAAAAATGCTGCAAGGTATCGATGGCCAACTTCCGGCCGTGGTGATTGGCTACGATCGCCAGAGTAATCGCGCAACGGTGCGCCCGCTGATTTCCCGTCTAACAACTCAAGGTCAGCAGATTGAACGCGCTACGATTGCCAGCGTGCCTGTTTTGTCGCTCGGCGGTGGTGAGTTCGGGATTACGTTCCCTCTCAAGACTGGGGATCGGGGCTGGATAGAGTCCAGCGATCGGGATATTTCATTGTTCATGCAGAGCAATGAAACGGCGCGACCCAACACGCTACGCATGCATGAATTCGCCGATGGACGATTTATTCCTGACCTGTTTTCTGATTTCACCCTGCCAGCAGAGCACGACGGAGCAATGCTGATTCAGCACAAATCCGGGGAAACCCGAATAGTGGTAAAGCCTGATGAAATCGCGCTACGGGTGGGGAATGCGTCAGTCGTAATCACCGAAGAATCGATCACACTCTCCGCTGGTGGGCAGGTGCTATCTGTAGGAGCTGGAGGCGCTCAGCACAATGGCGTCAATATTGGTGCAACCCATAAACATGATGGCGTAGAGCCAGGTGATGGAACATCAGGAACGCCACAATAAGGGGGGGGTTATGGCTGATACATTGAGCATCGCACTAAACAACCATTCACCATTTTTGGATGCGGCTGGAAATCTGGCGCTGACAACAAATCTGGATGCCTGCTTGCAAGACTGTGAAACGGCTATGCTGGCCCAGCGTTCGGAAATGATTTACGCGATGGATGAGGGCGTGCCATACAGGCAAACATCATGGGATCGATATCGCCCAGCTCAGTTTGAAGCGGCGGCACGTACCAGTCTGCTGGCAGTTAACGGGGTTGTTCGCGTTCGGTCGTTCACATTTAGTTTTTCGGGTAACACATTATCGTATTCGGCAACGATAGAAACCGAATGGGGTACTGGAGGGATCAGTAGTGAGTGAACTGTATAGCTATATCGAAGAAACGGGCGTTGTTGTGCCGGACGCGTCCGACATCAAAGAAGGTGTCGAAACTGAGTTTAAAGGTGCGCTGGGTGAAAACATGTCCACCGCACCAGATACACCGCAAGGGCGGCTAATCAGTGGTGAAGTGTCTGCACGCCGCGCGGTAGCGGTGAACAATGCGACATTGGCAAACCAGATTAACCCCACTCTGGCAACGGGGGTTTTTCTTGAGTCTATCTGTGCTCTGCTGGGGATAACACGTAAAAGCGAGTCGCCGTCTCTTATTTCCGGCGTGCTACTGACGGGGATACCACTTACGGAAATTCCAGCCGGTTCCCGCGCGCGATCTGATTCTGGCGACTACTTCGCTACAACTCAACGGGTTGTGCTTGATACGTCCGGGCGTGCAACAGTTGATTTTTCCTCTGTTGAATTGGGGGCTATTACGTGTCCTGCTGGCGGCTTAATAACGGTTGTTGATGCGGTACTCGGCTGGGAAACGGTGAGCAACATTAACGCCGCTGTACCGGGTGAGGCGCGACAAAGTGACATAGCGCTACGGACACAGCGACAGCTACGTTTAGCCAGGCAAGGGATATCGACGGTAGAGGCGCAAATCAGCGGCCTCTATGAGATCGACGGCGTTCACTCTCTGGCATACCTGGAAAACATTTCGCATGAATTCGCTACTATCGACGGCATTTACATGAAGCCACATAGTGTGTGGGCGTGCGTGTATGGTGGTGCAGATACGGAGATAGCTGCCAGCCTGCTAAAGAACAAAACGGACGGTGCGGGATGGAATGGCGGCGTATCCGTAATTGTGATCGAGGAAAACGCGGAGATTCCATACACAGTGCTATTTGACCGCCCAACTGAAGTACCGATCACAGTCGTCGCAAGGGTAAGGAAAGGGCAAAGCTCCCTTAATCCGGCAGCTGTGGTTCCTGATGCGATGTTGCAGTATGCCGCAGGCGAGTTGGATGGTGAGCGCGGTTTTGTTGTCGGCGGTAATGTCAGTCCGTTTGAACTGGCGGGGGCCGTCAGTATGTTGCAGGCTGGTGTATTTGTTCAGCAGGTGCTGATTTCTCGAAATGGTGACGCGCCAGATTCGATAGAAGTCAACATAGCTAAAAACGAAATCCCCATTCTGTCGCGTGAAAACATTAGCGTTATTTTATTATAGTCATAAAATACAGGCTGACTCTGCCGATAAACTTCCTTACAAGAAAATCAAGGATAGAACGTATGGTAAAGATAGCTTTGTATGCTGCAATGCTCGGTTTGTTTCCTGCAATTGCACAGTCTTCTCAAACCACTGAACCAGCCAAAGGTAGCCCTTATTCTCTGATAATATTGATTGGAATAGTTGCACTTGTGGTATTCCTTGTCCGCCGATCATCAGGAAAGAAGGACGCTAACGCAGTAGATAAAAATACTCGTCGTTCTATGTTGGCTGGATGGTTGCTAATCCCAGTATTTCTTTTCATTTCTTTGGCGGCGCTTGGTAACGGTAATAGTGGATTGGCGGCAATTCTATTAATTGTGACTGGGATTATAATTTACAAATTATGGCGTCAGGGTGGAAAAATAAAAGCAAGTAGAGAGGCTGAACATCAGCACTCTATCGCTGTGCGTGAGCAGGTAAACGCGATTTTTGATGGTGAGTTACCGATTGTTACTCCGCGCAAGGCAATAGTTAGGAAGGATGAAATCAGTCATTTTGCTGGTACGGCCTCTCTATCTGAAAAGCAAACTACCGGATATAGTCACGGAGGCGCTAGCGTTAGGTTTAGGGTGGCAAAAGGCGTCTCTATCGGGACTGGTGGCGGAAGATCTCGCGCAATAAAGGAAAACCTGATTGTTGCCAATGGTGAGTTTGTCATCACGAACAAGCGAATTATTTTTGCTGGAGACAGGAAGAGTTTCGAGTCAACGTTATATAAATTAACCAGCTTTGAAACTTACGCGGATGGGATTGTTTTTCATATTGACACCAAGTCATACACGCTATTTCTTGATGAGCCAGAACTTGCCGATGCCGTGCTAAATAACTTATTACGTTAGCTGTAATAATTCTGGAAACAAACCCAGCCATCGCGCTGGGTTTTTTTATGGAGTAAATATGTCATCCCAGATACCGGAAATAGAGAATAGCGTTAACCTGCTGCAAAACATCATCTGGCAATATGACGGCGACAACCCGATAAAAAAAATTCTGGAGCAAAAGGAGGGCTGGTACACCGAGCAACACGCGGAGTTTTGGGATAACTGGTTTCGTGATGTTTTCGATCTGCGTACTGCGAATGATTTCGGCCTGAGTATTTGGGCGCGGATACTCGGCATTAATTTGTTTGTTCCTGAATGCTCAACGCCATTAACGACAGAGCAAAAGCGGTTTGTTTGCCGCCTGCGTTATTACCAACTGATAACTCGCTGCACCATCCCTGAAGTTAACGGGATTTTGACGGACATGTTTACATCTGATGACGGCAAGGCTTACGCGCTAGATCCTAACGATATGTCGAGAATTCAGTATGTTTTCACATACCACCCGGATGGCACAGTTGCGTTTGTCTTGAAGCATTACGACTTATTGCCGCGCCCTGCTGCTGTGGGTGTTAGTTATCGATTCCTCACATACAAACCGTTTGGCTTCGGTCGGCATTATGCAAACTTCCGCGCTCCGTTCTGGCACGGCGACGGCATCAAGGTATACAGCAATCTGAAACTGACGCTGACGTTTTCCGATGGAATGCTATCAGGCGCGCTGACTGCTGCGGCTGGGATCGTCGTTTCAGATATTGATGTCACGCTGATTTACACACTGGCTGGCGGCGCGACGGCGACAGAACGATTGATAACAGACAGTAACGGCCAGTTCAGCACAACGCCACAATTCGATGAATTCACTGTTGTAGCCCGTTCTCAGGTGCTGACGCCGCTGTGTGAGTGGGAAAACGTACAGAGTGGCGAGGTGGTTACGAACATTTTTTTTAACGGCACCGTGAATTTTAACGGTCGCGCGAAATTTAGAGGTTGATAATGTCAGACCAGGTTGAAATCCCAGATATCAATGATCTGCCCGACATGCAGGAGGCGGCAGAATTTACCCCAGTAGTTAAACTGCTGACGATAGAAACCCCTGTCCTCGGTTATGACGGCACAAACATTAACCCCGCGAACTGGCAGGCTAAGGCGTTGGCTGACCGCACCCAGTGGCTGCGCGATCGTCTGTTGAACCTGTCCACGCGGCTGGTATTGTCAGTGAACGGTAAAACGGGAAATGTCGTTGTCACGTATAACGATGTCGGTGCTGACGCAGCGGGGACAGCTGACGCGCTGATGACTGCGCATTTAACAGCTCTCGATCCTCACTCGCAGTATTTTGACGAAACACGCGGTGATACGCGCTATGTTCAGCGGTCGCTGGCGAATCAGTCCAACGGCTGGCTGCAACTGGATGCGGCGGGGAAAATTCCCGCAGCGATGTTGCAAACGCTGGCGTCGCGTTATGTCGTCGTAGCAAATCAAGCGGCGCGGCTTGCACTGGCATCATCTGCAAACCTGACTATCTGCGCTCAGGCCGACATTGACCAGTTGTTCTATTTGAACGGCGGTGCGAATCCTGCCGTGGCCGCAAATTGGGTTGCAGGGCAATCCGCTACGGTTTCCGGCGTATCGTCCGTGTTCGGGCGTTCTGGCGCGGTTACGGCGCAGAACGGTGATTATGACGCGGACAAAATCACTGAGACGGCAACGCGTAAATTTGCAACGCTAGCAGAAAAAACGGCGTGGAATGCGAAACAGGCTGCGTTAGTTTCCGGCACCAACATCCGATCACTTTTCGGTAACTCTCTGCTGGGCTCAGGGAATTTAGCGCCAACACCTGCACAAATGGGGGCGGCGGCGGCGGTTCACACGCACACAACAGCAGATATCACAGACTACACACAGAAAACCCAGCAACTCATTACCGCGTCGCTGGAGGCCGGGCAGGGCGTAACGCTGGGTTACAACCCTGTGAGCGGGAAAACGATCATCAGCGCGTCAGGTGGGAGCTCTGCCGGTGGTGGTTATATCGTCGTTGACCGACCTAGTGCGACGGCGGGGCAAAACCATTCATTCAGCATTAGCCCACAAAGCACGTTTAATCTTGCGGCGCACGCGCTGAAAGAAGTCGCTGGCGCAGCAAATCAAACGTATGTTGTTGATGAGTTTGGTACTGATAGCGAGAATAGTTACAATGCAACAGAGTATATATTATTTGATGGTAATTTGAAGGAATACACTGGCGGCACGTACCCGTTAATACAATTAAACGGTTTTTATATGAATGAAGTACGATTTAATTCGAAATCGATACGTATTCAGTCAGACATATATGGAACTGTAGTACCTGCAATGACGTCAAATAACACCCCGTCAGGTTATATTGCCAGCGCATCATCTAACTACAATAGCTCATTCCCAGCATATGGAGCGTTTGACAGAACGCAGGCTCGGCAATGGGCATCAAGTACCAGTGATGCTATACCGTGGATTGTGATTGAACTACCTCAGTCTGTAGTGATTGATCAGTATGTGATGACAAAATATAACTCGACAATGACCGCTGCGCCAATTTCTTGGGATTTTCAGGGGAGCAATAACGGAACAGACTGGATAACTCTTGATACTGTTACTGATAACGGGAATACGCCTGCGAGCGACAAGATAAAAAAGACATTCGATAATGACGTAGCCTATTCTAAATATAGATTTGTTTTTAATAAAAAATATGAGCAATATGTACAGCTACGAGAAATAGAGTTGCTACCTAAATCAGCTAGGTTTTTAATTGTTGATGGAGACAAAAAATACACAATTGAAGATAGTGAATTTATTGAATTGTCAGGTGAGTTGACCAGCGAATTGATAAATAGTAGAGGGGTATTTGACACGGGTGATATAGAGATAACACCCGGTTTTTCATCGACTATAACTGTAGTTTCATCACATCAAACTGATATGTTATTAGAATATTTTCCATATCCGCAAATTGCAGTGCAAAAATCATTGTTATCAACTGCATCATGGGGGCAAATCAATTCAGCAACACTGACAGCTGCGCAAACGAACAACGGATTTGTGCGAGTTGCCGTGACTCGCGATCTCGTTAACTGGCACGTTTGGCGCGGAGGGGCGTGGATTGATGTTGGAGCGTTGTCAGCGGACGCAGCATCAGCAGCAAAACTGATAGCCGATGGTATGACCCCATCTGATTTAAACGGCATCAATGCTGCGGGATGGGCGCAATTATTTGCATCAAACAGCGGCGTACCAGATTCGCTCGCATTTGCGTTCGCGCTCAATATCAGCGACCCGGCAACTGATGTTGCGACGATAGATCGGCTGACACTGAACGTTAATGAATCTTCACGATGGATGCTGCAAACAGCGTCACAGGTTGAAATCAGTTGGCGTGCAGACAGCGTCACATTCAGAACAGTGACGGCGGGCAACTACAAACTCGCGTATCAAATCCCGTAAATAAATTTAACCCTCTCTATGGCCGCTAACTGCGGCCTTTTTCATTTATGGAGTTCAAATGGATCAGAAATTTTTTCGCGTGCCGTTCGCGCAGAGTGGCGACCGCCAGAGTATTCCCGACGCAACACAGACCAGTGGTGCTGTATCGTTCCCTAGCGGCTGGGGAGAGGATTACGCAAAAGATCCGACTGTAGACGCGAACGCAAAACCGGTTGAGCGTGAGGCGATGAACGCGATCCTGTTCGCCATCACTAACGCTGTGCGTCAGTATCAGGTTTTCGGGTTCCCTGAGTACATCACGCCGGCAGACAACAACGGCGGAGCGTTTGCGTACAGTTCTGGCGCTGTAGTGCGATACCGCTCGTCTGCTGCGCTGGCGTTTAAATCGTATGTATCGATCGCTGATAACAACACGTCAGTGCCAGGCTCTGACGAAACGAAATGGCAGGAGTTCATCTATCGTGAGGCGACGACGCAGGAAATCACCGAGGGTACGAGTGGAACGACAGTCGTATCGCCGCGACGGCTCAAAGAGCGCACAGACATCATCGATGGCGAGATCGACGAGATTAACGACTCGCTGACGCGCGTTGGAAACCTGCAAGTGGCGCAGGTTAATATTGATGCTCAGGGCTCAGTAGTGCTGAATGCCCCGACAGATTGCGTCCAGATCCTGATCATCGGTCACTACACGGCTGACGGTGTGGAGAGTCGAGACTATTGGGAGAGCAAATTATCTGTAAATGGCGCAGTCGTGGATACAACCCCGTTTTATGGCTATGTTACGGGCTCACGTGGACACGGACACCATCGCCGTGAGTTGCTGCCATTTAGTCAGTTAGTTGATATGCAGCTTACAGCCGGCGCCGCGATCAATTTCGAATATTCGAGTAACAGGGGCAGCAGCACAACATTCACGGTCTTCTACATTCAGGGTGTCAGCACTGATAAACCGGATCATCCGACCGCGATAATTATTTCTCCGGGCAGCAGCACTATAAACGCTGGTGGACAGCAGCAACTGACAGCAACGGTTTTACCTGCTGGCGTTGCGGCTGATTACCTTGTTACGTGGTCAGTATCCGATCCAACGCTCGGGAGCGTCGATAGTAACGGTCTGTACACAGCAAACAGCGGCGCCAGCGGTACGCAGAGTGTAATTGCCAGCGTATCGACCGGGCTAGCCTCCACAGCGACGATAACGCAGCACATTTTTCTGACCAATATCGATATTGGCAACGCCCCACCTAATTTGATTGCTGATAGAACGTACACAGTACCGATCACGTACAGCCCATCTAACTATACTGAATCGGTGCAGACATCATCGTCAGATTCAACGATAGCGACGCTATCTATAGACGGTACGTTAACGATCAGCTCTGGTGGAACGGCAACGCTCACGCTTACAGGTGCTAGCTCTGGCGTTACTGACTCGATAACGATCACCGCGACTGAAGAGGTTGTGCCGGAGCGCTATTTGCAGATTGCTGAACGGCTGTCTGAGATTTCCACTGCTGGCTCAGCAGCACAGGCCACAGCGCGGAGTAATTTGGGGCTGGGTGGACTGGCAACGAAAGACAGCCTCACAGCGGCTGACGTTGGCGCAGTTCCGCAAGCATCTGCATCACTCGGCACTGAGAACCTGAACACGGTCACGTCACCAGGCCGTAAATTCCAATCGTTGACGAGTAACGCCACGCTTGCGCGGAATTATCCCGTCGCACTTGCTGGCATGCTGGACGTTATCAGAACAACCGACGCAGGCATTCGCCAGACGTTCTACCCGTATAACACGACCGAGGTGTATCACCGCTACTGCGTTGACGTAGGCGCGAATCCTATCGTGTTCAGCACATGGGCAAAGTCTGGTGGAGACTATCTGGAGAAGTCACAGAACCTGCAGGACGTATCGGACAAACCGCTAGCACGCGATAACATGGGGGTGGGGTACACGATATCGACAAGTGAACCACCGGCCAGCGCCGCAGGCTACGCAGCAGGCCATATCTGGTATCAGGTTTAGCGAGGGGTTAAATGCCAATATTTCGTGAATCCGAGGGCTCGTTTTCCCCCGTTAAACGTCTCGACATTAACGATGCTGGGACGATTAAACGCGTGGCCGCCGCTTGGATCAATGACGGCGGTGTGTTCAAAAAACTGTTTCCGACCGAACCTGTTGATATTGCCGACTCACCTATTTTTGATGCTGACAACTCTGTTAAGCGCTGGACAGGAATGACAGTTTCAACACAAAAATATTGGATGATGGAAATCAGTATTCCGGTCATTGATGCGGCCGCATTCGGTCAGTTCACATCAAGCAATATCATTGTGACGCGCAACGGAAACGCCCAACCGGTTCAACTACGTGCAGACAATATTACGTGGATAACAGAACGGCCAGACGGCACTGTGCAGAATGCACTCTCGCCGCCGCTCAATTCATCGACACCGATCAGAATAGCGTGGCGCAATGATGCGCGCTGGATAACTATTCCGTATGACGCTGGCATTGTCGGCTCTGTGACAAACATCAGGATAGAAATCATCGCATCAGGGACGCTGTATTTTTACGACACGTCAGCAACACTGATTGCGATCTGATTACGCAAAAAACGACAGTCGTCCGGCAATAATGTCGAGCGCGTCCTCGAGTGTCGGAACTGGATCAATATGAATCGCTGGCGCGTCAGTTTCGCCGACGCGTACAGCGACATAAAATCCCGAATCTTCGATCACAGCGTATGAACCAAGTGGACAAGCGGTGAGCATGTCGCTGTCGTCGAGCACGCAGATGATCGTTCCGTGATAATCGATTTTTCTCATGTGATTTCGTCCATTATTTACATGAAATTTGGGGAGAGCGTTCACCATTACAACGATTGGCATTATCCAACTTATTGTATTTTATTAATATTTATTTTTCGTTTAATGGCGATAAATTAAAGCAATGTATTGATTTATATAAAAATTACCTCTGTTTTAAAATCCCTCGGCGTTCGCGCTGTGCGGGTTCAAGTCCCGCCCCGGGCACCATTGATAAATCAATAGACGTCAACCGACGTCTATTTTTTTGCCTAAAACCCACGGTTTTGCTGGCTTCTCCTTCATTCCATACTCTTCCTACGTCAACACAATTCAACTGACATCAACTTGCTTGTGCGGGTACAATTGCGGGTATACTTCAGTATGGTAAATCCTTGTACCCTCAATAACGCATTTATTGAAGGAAAAGCATTATGGCACTCACGGATATCAAGGTACGTTCAGCAAAACCGGAAGAGAAGCCTTATAAACTTACCGATGGAAACGGTATGTTTCTTTTGGTCCATACCAATGGATCTAAATATTGGCGCTTACGCTATCGTTCGGATGGCAAAGAAAAGACGTTGGCGCTAGGTGTCTACCCTGAGGTTTCCCTTTCTGAAGCGCGTCAGAAACGCGATGAAGCGCGAAAACTTATTGCTGCTGGCGTTGATCCTAACGAGCATAAAAAAGCAGTCAAAACTCAACAGCAGGATGATGAGCAAACCTTTGAGGTTGTGGCCCGAGCTTGGCATGCCGACAACAAGAAATGGTCGGAATCTCATGCCGAACGTATTCTGAAAAGCCTGAGCGACAATATTTTCCCCGCCATCGGTGGCACTCATATCGCAAATCTGAAAACACGCGACTTGCTGACACCAATTAAAAGCGTTGAGCGTTCAGGACGTTTAGAAGTGGCTAAGCGTCTAAAACAACGTGTGACCGCCATCATGACCTATGCCGTACAAAACGGCCTGATTGATTATAATCCGGCGCAGGATATGGCAGGGGCAATTATGCCAGGCAAAGTTGAACATCGCCCGGCATTAGAGCTTGAACGCTTGCCTGAACTTCTTGACCGGATTGACGGTTACAAAGGCCGTGAGTTTACCAAGTGGGTTATTAATCTCTCCTTACTGATTTTCATTCGTTCAAGCGAGCTCCGTTTTGCTCGCTGGCCGGAAATCGACTTTGAACGAGCATTGTGGACGATTCCCCCTGAACGTGAACCAATCCCCGGAGTGAAATTCTCCGAGCGGGGTTCAAAAATGCACACACCACATCTTGTTCCGCTGAGCCGTCAGGCATTGGAGATCCTTACAAAGATCAGAGAAGTGAGCGGGCATTGTGAGTTGGTATTCATTGGCGATCATTCGTCACGAAAGCCTGTGCGAGGGGACGGTAAACAAAGCACTACAAACCATGGGTTATGACACTAAAACGGAAGTATGCGGTCACGGCTTTCGTACTATGGCCTGTAGTTCACTGATCGAATCGGGGTTGTGGTCTAGGGATGCGGTAGAGAGGCAGATGAGCCATCAGGAACGTAACGGTGTTCGAGCTGCGTATATCCATAAGGCGGAGCATTTGGATGAGCGCAAACTGATGCTGCAATGGTGGGCAGATTTTCTCGATGCGAATCGGGAGAGAGCGGTGAGTCCGTTTGATTTTGGGAAGTTGACGGCGAGCTAGTATATGGATGTGGGCAGTTTGTAAGTTCTGATTGAATTACAGCTTGCCCATGTGGATAAGAACACAATTCGTGGAACATATAACCATGCGCAGTATTTGGAGCAGCGCAGGGCAATGTTATAATGGTATGGGGATTTTATTGGCGGGCTGGAGCATGATGTAAGTATCTCGGTAAAGCGAACTATTCACTTTCAGAGCTCTTCCGACATACTGATTATGTCGACCTGAGGAGATCGCTATATGCAAGGCACGATTTACTGAGCACCAGATCATTGCCGTGTTGAAGTCCGTTGAGGCCGGACGTATCGTAAAAGATGTCTGCTGTCCTGCTGTCAGCAAAGATACTGAAATTAGCAGGTACTCATTGAGTATGAGATAAGAGAACCCCGATATATATTTGTTGCAGCTTATCGCTCGTTAACCATCATGTCAGATGAAACCGTCTATCTGATTGATGAACATAAAGCTGACCGCTCACGCGGCCAGAAGAACCGTTTTACCTATTGACGCCGAGAAGACCCATATGTGTTAGATATTTAGCAAAACATCTTTGGATCGTAGCCATTTTCAATACACATATCCCAAAGTTGCATATATCCATCCTCGAAAACCCATTTTTTTACTCTAGCAGGGTCAGCTCCTATAATTTGGGCGACGTGCAATAAAAGTTCGTCCTTAGAATAAGACTTGCCAGCCAGCCAAAACGGAAATTCGTCATCTTTACTATGAATCAATAGCTCGAAAATTGTAGTTGTCTGACCATCAATGCTTTGAAGGTTTACTTCGCCGAGACCACTCAAAAAACGATGTTCTGGGTTTTCCCAGCTGGGAATAACACCTCGATACGGGGCTCCATCTGACAGCACTTCTACCAACTGAGATACGACACGAGGAACTCCCGTTGTATCTGTAATTCCTACTATTCCACTTAGTCCAACGTGCTTATTTTCGATATCTCTCTTAGTAACACCAAGCCAGATAGGAAGTATTTTTTTTCTCCCTTCAATATTTTGTCTAATAAGAATATCCATTTCATAGGATGTCCAGCTTTTTGAAAGATACGATGGGCTTAAAACTAAAATCCCTGTCCGTGAATCATTCAACCCCTTTTCGATTGAGTCAAGCAGTCGATCTCCCACTTTAAGAGACATAGGAGCAAACCAGACACGTAATCCATTGCTCTTCAACCCAAACGCCACATCCGACACAAAGTCATTATCTTCTACTGCATATGATATGAATGAATCGTGCAATTTATTCTCCTTATCACCTAACGAAGTGAGCGATAGTTGAGTGCATTGTTAGCTGCTGCAAGTGGATATTATGTTGTATTCAATGCCGCGACGAGAAAACTCGCTCTGAATCCAACTGGTGATTTTGAGCATTAAAATGACAAAAATAAGTACAAACTTGACGCGATTGTCACTGCTCCCCCATGTGTATACTATCTCTTTGGGATTTCCATGCTCATCTCTACCGCCCACGAACACATCAAAGGCTTCGCAGCTCTGCGTTAATGCCGAACCGATGAGGTTGTCGACTTTAGTTTTAAGCGATTCGATTTGCGAGTTCTCCAACTGGTAGCCTTTGCGATGAGAGAACTTATTTCGGATATCATTTACCTTGTCGAGAACTGAGCAAATTTCTTCACTTATCCCGAGGTTTCTTGATACTACTAATTTAGTTTTGAAAGAAACAAAAATTCCGGCGTAAAGATCCTCGGTGCTGGTTATTTTGCTAGACCACAGGTTCAAGACCTCTTCTAGTATCAGATGTCCTCGAAGAATACATGTAGCCTCGTCTGGGATGCTTATCATTGCCAGATAATCTTTGTGATCAAAGATTCTACTGAAGTCACCGCCCGCTACTATGTGATCACTATTCATGTTTAATACCTTCAAGTGCAGCTAATGCCAGTGTAACGGGCGATTGTTAAGCTTTTTCATTGCTAGAAACAATGGATACTTTGACAGATAAAGAAGAAAAGGCTCCTCTACCTGGGTCAGTTACGCCGGTATGGACATAGCTTGTGGACCACTTTTCTACCATGCTTAAATACTCTTGTCTTTTTGCCTTCAGATTCGTTATTTCTGAACTATCGAACATTGATTCAACGCCTTGAAATGCTTGCTCACCAGTTCTGAATGGCTGGAACAGTCCAAATGAACTCCAAGAGACTAGCAATGACCACATTCGAATTAAAAATGCAAAGTCCTTGTCAACTTCGTCCCACTTTACAACCGGTATGGCCTCATTGTGAGAAATCAACTTATTTCTAAACAGCAATGCTTGTGAGTTCTCATTCGTGAAACGACCGGATTTAACATCAAGAGCAGCGTTAATACAGTCCACTTCCGGTTTAGTGCATGCTCCTTCACTTAGTATGACTGGTGAAATAGTTTCCCATAGTTTCCTCAGTGAGTTATCCCGCTTATCTTTACTCAGTAGCTTTCCGAATATTGAGAACACCCCATATATTCCACCAACATACCATTGAGCGTAGAATCCGCTTTCTTTAAATGGTTCTCGCTTAGTTTCAACATGTTGAAACGCATAAATAACTGAACGCCACTCTACTAACTCAAGAATCAGGTCATCAATCCCTTGAGGGTAATTTCCGTTTTTAAAATCATCACTATTTTTCCACCCGTTCAATTTATCAAGTTCTGAAAGCCAAAAATTTCTCGATTCTTCACTATGCGAGCCGCCTACCATTTCTTGATAGTGGGCAATAGTGGAATCAATACTCTCGATGGTTCTCGCCTTATTCGTGAGCGAAACAACATATTCTCTTGCTTCGTCGATAGTATTGAATTTCAC